TACCAATACTTCGATGGCTTCGATGGCCTGAATAACTTCTTCAGGATTGATAGTGCGCTCGAGCACTGCTTCTGCTGCGGCTTGGACCTTCTTGATGGTGTCAGTCATCTTACTCATTAGATTATCTCCTGTTGTAGGTACTATTCTTACTGGGACTTGTACAGCATGCTTGATAACATCAATCACCTCTTGATGATAGATGCTTCAGTGGCTGCGTGTCTGATATATATAATATCTATCAGGGCTACAAGCATGAGAATCATTGCATGCAGTACGATTGTTACATGATATAGTGTACGGATAACTTAGTTAATTAGTCTTCCTCTCTCTCCATGATGTAGATCTCGATCTCATTTTCAGGCGTGGCCTCAACCTTGTTGATCACAACGAATACTTCACGCAGTGAGTTGTTGTCAAGCACGGTAACCGATTCGATCTCATCAGACACCAGGTGAATGATCTCAACCATTCGCTCAATGTTTGTGTCCTCAGGCTGAAGACAGATGGTGCGGGTGTTCTCTCGCCAACCGTACAGGTTAGGCTGAATCAGACTGAGTGACTTGTCACGGTCTGAACAATAACGACCTGCCACTGAAAGCAGCAGGTCATCCGTGGTGTAGCTACGGTAGATAGGCAGTTCACTGTCCTGATACATCAGGGTAGTGTATGCATACCGGGTACTGATTGATTGGATAGTCATCTGACTAGCCCTCCTCTTTCTTTGATAAGATCACTTCACACATGCTTGCGAACCATTCGGGTACAATGAACTCTTCAGGTTCAAGCTTGGCGCTTTCCTGCAGCACACGTTGTACTGCTTGAAGAACATCATTCCAAAGTGGTTCTAGGTCCGGGTGAATGTATTCATCCTCTGGCAGTTCAACTGCCGGTGCAGCTGGCATCAACTGTTCAATCTGTGTATCAGACAGACCAGTCATGTAGCCTTCACCATCAGCAGCACCAGTGACAATGGCATCACCAGCTGTGTAATCGGTGCAGCCGTAGTTCTCTTCCCACAACCGAGTGGCACCGTGGTTGAGTGGCAGGTGTTTGAGCTTGCCTTCCTCGTTCACCCACATGTCAGCACCACGGCTGGGAAGAGGGATACGCTCGATGTAACCATCGACTGCACCACTGATTGTTTCATACTCGGTCTCACGGGTGAACTCAACCAGTTCACGTGAGTCATCGGCACGAATGATTACTGCTTTCATCTTACTGCTCCTTCTCGTAGAAGTTTTCACCCCAGGTTACTGGGTTTTGCAAGTGCTCAACAAGAAGATCACGGTCTTCCAGTGTGAGTTCAATACTTGCCTTGCCGTAATAGCCACGGCGCAGGATACGCCATGCCCATCCGATTCTGCCCCTGATCTTACCGTCATTCGGCTCAAGGAAATCAATGATCAGTTCAGGGTTGTCCTCATCATATCCGGTATCATACAAGGTGAACTTGTAGAAGTGGCAACCACAGTGGCATTCAACCACAGTGGTAGTACCAAGCCTGGCAAGGTTTTTCTTACTCATGTTACTGTCCTTTCTTAAGGTATTACGCAACCATTGCGTGATCCGAAACCGTACGGCGCACCAGGTCTATCTGACCAGGCGTCTGTTGCCTCATTGTACAGCTCGTACTCTGGGAGTGCTCGTTCAGCATCGAAGAATGCAATTCTTGCCTTGTTGAATTCCTTTGCAAGAGGGTGGCTCTCTTCAATGATTGCTTCAAGATCAGCCACAGCTTCTTCCATGCTGTCAAAGTTATCTTGGTAGTTGTCAGAATACCAAGCATCTTCATCATCATCATCATCAGGATCATAATCAAGATCATCGGTAAGACTCTCATACTCATTCAACCACTCTTGAACCTGCTTGCGCATGCGTGTGATCAATTCTGTGCGAGGATCTTTTGAGGCAGCCTTTAAAGCTGCTGATGCTGCTTGCATGGCTGAATACTCTGGTAACTTAAACCGAGCCTCATCCCATGCTTTGGATGCAGCATCCATGTCAGCAGTGAGCTGTTCTACAATAGCCAGCTCTTCGGGGGTCAACGTGTCACTCATAATTCCTCCTTGGGGTTTGTTGCAGCAACGTGATGACAGATTTGATAGAACCAATCAGGTATTGCACCAGCATCACTGGTTGCAATGCCATCAGCTTCTTTTGCATCATTGATTGCTTTCATTTCAAAGAAGATTTCTTTGAATGTAGCTTGCATCTGATCCCAAAGCGCTAGTAGCTTAGGAGTCTTGTAGTCTTGAGTTGGCATGATGCCTCCTAGATTGGTTCAATGTCGGGGTAGCTGTGGATGTAGGCCAAACCTTCACCGGTCAGGTCTTTCTTGCTGTTAGCAATGCGCAAGGCTTCCTGGATTTGATTGGCAAGCTTTGCTGAACTCATAGAATCAAGCACAACATCGCTCACAAGCTGATCCTTACCACGCAGGGCACGCCAGGCACGGGTCAAGCGTCCAGCATCTCGGTAGCTCTGCTCGTACATCACCAGTGACACATAGAACTCATTGTCATATGCTTCAATATCAACAGTCAGTACGTGACCGTGACACTGGCAATCGTAGTACTCTGTGTAGCAGAGGGTTTCATTGTTGTTCATGTTATTGCTCCTTGTATGGATTGATTACTGCCCAGGCTAGTAAGCTAACCAGGACAGTAAAAAATTTTTCGGCGGTCATTCAATCAGATACGCGCAGCCCACGCGCCAAGCAGGCAATTCATCACACAGGCATGCGTTTGGACCAGTGTTGGTTTATGAGTGTTGCTCCTTTTCTGGCAGGTAGCGAACGTAAACCCGGTGAAGCCCACCGGGTTGAGAACGACTGGTTATCTCATAGGGAGCATTCTGCCAGTCCAGTGACTCGCCTCGTGCTTTACCCAGCAGAGCATACTTGAGCGAGCTCTGCACTCCTCTGCCCGTGGTTGTACACCAGACAAACCATTCACCCGGATTCTCATGCAGCTGCTTGATCTTTTCCAGGGTAGCCACATTCCTTGTACCCTTTTTCCTTGTGCCGCCCCGTGGGTCTGGGCTTGGATCTTCTTTGATCATTGCTGTTTCCTCGCTAGTAGTCTTCGGGTAAGAGCACAGTGGTCACACCTCGATCGGCTTCAGTGATGATCCACACTTTAAAATCGAACAAGGGATACACACTCAACAAGCGTGTGCCATCTTCTAGTGCTTGATCGTTAGCACCAGTATCCTCTGGGTGAACGTCACCCCAGTCACCCCGCTGATGACGAAGGATAAGGCTTGCGATCTCTCGCAGGATCTCAGCAGGTGTGTGAGCAGCTTCCAGCTGGTTGTACAGGTTGCTGGTGATCACCACCTGTCCTAGTTCTACTGGTAGCTTGCGGGTGTCTGTTTGTTCTGTCATGGTTTCTCCAGTTCATTGATCTCTACCAGCAGCATGCATAGTGCAAGTAGATCGGGGTTCTCACGGTTATTGGCATGAGCATTACGTGCGATCCAGCGGTGATCCCTGCGCCGTTGCTCGGGGATGTCCATTGTCTGCATGAGCTTATCGGCTTCCTGCCAGAGTTCTTCTAGTGAGAACTCCGAAGGGATTACCACAGGTTCATTGTACTCACAACCCTGACAGATAGCACCCGGGTAGTCGTGGTCATGACCGCCACGGTAGTGATTGCGTACACCTTCGGGGAACAATTCCAGCAAGCGAATGCTGCAGGAGTGACAGGTGATCAGGTCCAGTGCATCACCGTCAGCGAACATACCGTATCCGGTGTTGATTGTGATCTGCAAGCCGGTGTCCACATGGTATGGATCATCTGTCATGAGCTCTACCGGCTGCTCACACACGCTGCATGTTGAATGGTTCATGGCTGTTCTCCTTGGTTGGATCGGTTGTTTCTACCACCGGGTGCAGTAACCAATCGCTTGCGCTTCAATTGATTACTTTTCACCAGGTTGACCAGGTGGCGAGTGTAGGTGCCACGCTCCAGTCTGTTCTCGTAATCCAGCAGGGGATGCATGCTGGCAGTGTTGAAATCATACACTGGGCGCTCGTTGATCACGTACTCCCATCCCAGATCAGGCATCCAGCAGCTGGTGTAGTCATGACCGGTATCCCATACCTGCTTGTATGGTTCGCCTTGAAACTGGGCGCGCATCCATTCAAGAGCTGACTGCAGGCTGTCAGTGACAGCAATGAAATGACCTTCAGTCTCATGCAACTGATCATTCAGTGTGATAACATGTACAGTATTCACTGTTGTTCTCCTTGTTGTTGATCGGAGTCAGGAAGCTCAAGCTTCCAGACCAGTTCTGTTGGTAGATCTGTGGGTGGTTGTAAGTTCTTTCCCACCCCAGGCCTGCCGTACAACACCATGCGATCAATGGCTGTCTGTGGATCGGTGTCGTGCTCGTGCTGCAGATAACCGGCATCATATCCCTGTTGCCAGGCATGATGCTTGCGACGGTTGAATCTGTTGCGCAAGGCACAACTGATACTATCAATCTCATCAACCAACCAGCTCTTGAAACGCTTCATGGTCTGCACCTCCACCAGTCTTCAGGGTTAGCGCGCCAGTATTTAATAGCCTTCTCGCACTTGATCAGCAGGTTGGGAACATGGCGGGTGATCACATCACCACAGACAGGGCAGTGACGAAAGTCAGTCCAGCCCTCCGGCAGTTCAATCTGATGGCAGGTGCACAAGCCACGTAACGGATTGCTATTGAGATAGAAGAGACCTCTGCTAGGATCATTCAGGCTTGCAATCCGATACTCGATAGCACCTTGATCGATACGGGCATTCTCATAGGCATCACCAACAGATAATTCTTTGGTGGTTCCGATCTCACTGGTGAATGTGTATTTATAACCCATCACCATGCAGAGTTCCTCTCGCCACTTGCCAAGGAGTACCAGTTCACCCACTTCGAACCGGGCACGGATACGATCCTTGACAAACATACCGATGCTGTAACCGCTGGATTCATTCATGAGAGTACCTGCCTGTCAAGCTTGTTGGTCTCGAACAGGTGAGCAAGAGAGCGAGTGATCTTGTGCGCGGGACACTCACGACGCTCACTGGTGCCATCGCGCAGAGCATGAGTGTCAGCAACCCACTCACCACTCTCAGTGCTTTCATCGATAAGATCCCACTGCAGGGTGTACAGTTCCACGAGACCAGTGACTATCTTTTGCTGCTGAACGATGCCAAGCTCATCCAGTGGCGGACAGCTATCAACACTGGCAAAGTTGAATCTGCCAGGAGTCCAGTCATTGGATCCACGAGCACTGGTGACTACCTCCAGCTGGAATAAACTTGGGCGGGAAGCCCACAAGATACCCCAGTGGATATGGATACGACCCTGACCGTAGTGAACAGGTCGACCGGCACGAACATACTCAAGAGCATGCGCGGTATAACCTGACCAGCAGTCAGCCATGAGATTCCACACGGGGATCTCAACCTGTTGTGAATTGGAACTAGCGTTGCTGCTCCAGGTACTACGCTTACTAGCACTCACGATAACCTCCAGGGGTTTGAGTGATGACCGAGTGGACGATCCACAGGGGTCAATGATCCAACCGCATCTTGCAGTTAGATCCTTGTTGCATCCAGTGATAGTTAATCACTAGACATATATGAGGCTAACTTATAACAGCTAGCCAGAACCTTGGACTTGTTTGTGTAATAAACAAGGACCCGATTAACTTAATCCGCAGGCTCCGATGTTTCACGTGAAACATTTTCCTGTAGATGTTTGATAGATTCCTGACACTTTCGAATCATCTTCATGTTGCGATCAATCATCTCCTGATACTCCCACCACTCTGAGGTGTGTTTCTCACAGGTCTCTCGCAGGGGTATGAACATGCCTGCGATCTGGTTAACCAGCAGGTTACAGATTGTTATCTGGCCTTCAATTGTTTCACGTGAAACATTCATCGGCTCATCCTTTCAATGATCTGTTCGTAGCTAAGTGTGCCCTGGTAGTCTGCCAGGTGGAATGTAGATAAGTTATCTTTACCACAGAATGGATCACTGGTGGCAGTATGAGTCCACAGGAGTGGTACGTCCACGTCATTCTCTATCTGTTTGTGACAGTATCTACAAACTAACTTAATTGGTTTCATCTCTAGACCACCGGCTCTGCCACGGTGTCCAGTGCCACACCATTCCGACTACAGTAACGTAGTTGTGGTGTGAGATGGATCCAATTGACCTCATCACGGTTGCAGATGCTCTGCCCGCAATGCTTACACTTGCTGAATATCAGCATGGCTATCCCTCCTCTGGGATGTTGGTTGTAGGAACTGGTAGAGCATGCTTCTCAATCATGCTGACAAACCAGCGGTACTCAGCGGCCATCAACTGCATCCGCTGTCCTTCATGAGCACAGGGACCTGTTGTGCACCCGTGCTCACAAAAGAATGGTATGGTGATCTGGCACTGTTCCCAGGCTCTTTCGTAGCAGCCACTCTGAATGTATAACTTATGACGCATCTCACTGTTGCCGTCGTCGATGCGCACGTCCAGCATGGCAATGTTCGTCAGGTCCCAGTCAACATAGGTATCTACCTCGATGTACAGGTATTGACTGTTGTCCTCACTGCGCCAGAGTGTGTTCTCATCCTCTGGGATGTAGCGAGGACAGTGCAGCCCACGATAGTATTCAACTATCTGTGCTGAGTCTGGCATGCTGTCAAACGGATACTTCATGGCCCCTCCTTAAGGGATAGATGGGTGGCATACTGTTGACCCAGGTATGCCAGCTGGACCCTGTTGTTAGTGATACAGGGAAACAGTGCTAGTGATTAGCTAGCTGATGGTGCTGGCTTGAGAGCCTGCGTTGCATGCACTGCAAGGTGGGTAGCCTTCCAGAACACAAGCTGACCCTCGTGGAAGCGACAGATGTCGTCTTCCTTGAGCTCAGGGCTGCTGGCACCGAGCAGTTGCAGCTGCTTGTACTGCTCGCTCTCCAGGCAGTCCATGATCTTGTCAGCAAACACCTTGCTGCTGCCCAGACCAACTGGTTGCTTGTTGCCGTTGTGCCAGCGCCAGAGTGCAGTACCCTTGGGGGTCTCAAGCAGGTAGAGACGCATCTCAACAGCCTGCTTGGCAACCATCTCTTGGGTACGCCAGACTGGCTCGTCAAGCGGACGCTCTGGGTCGAGAGTACCCGTGTGGACCACGTAGTACTGATCGCCCTTGGAGTTGGTCTGCAGGCTGTCAACAACCTTGACAAGCTGACGCTGCTTGAGGTACGACTTGCGGTATGCGAAGCTCGCACCCACAGTCGCATCGGCTGGCAGCTGCTTGACACGAGTCATGCGTTCTGCAACTGACCGTGAGTACGACAGCAGATCGTGGTCGATCAGCTCGTACACCTCACCGACTGCGATACCGTTGACAGCACTGATGCTGTCGCGGAGCACCCGGTTGAAGTCAATGCCTGCTGTGGCAAAGAGCTCAACTGTGTCAATCGGCACACGGCTGACTCTGACTGAGCGTGGCATCTCTCCGAGGTGCTCACGGACCCACGTCGCTGCTGCGATTGCATCTGCAATCATAGCCTCAGCTGCGGTGTTGTTCTCGGTGGCTGCCGAGTCAGTGGAAGCAATCGTGCTTCCGTTCTGGGTGCCCGTAGGCTGACCGTTCGTCAATGTATGACTCCTGATCGTGCATCAGACTGCTGATGCGCCAATGCCACAAGTGTGGCGGTACTGCACCGCATGCTTCCCAGCATTCGGTTGCTGCAACTCCCAGCTCTTCAATGAGTAGGGAGAACTGTGTGCTATACGCACATGACTGACCACGGACTGAGCCCATGATCAGCTAGTACTTACAGCGAGTTGTAGAGAAGATCTGCATCCCAACATGGACCAGAGATCACATTGGAGATGCCACTAGGCTTTGCCCACACACTCTTGAGCTCAATGCCTGGCTTGTGACCAATGATGGGAGCGTAGGTGTCCTCATCCATGCCCAGATACTCCTCAAGGATGTGTACCTTGTGCCAGGTGAGCTTGATGTAGCCATAGTTCTTCACATCGGTTTCACTGACCACATCGATGTAGAACTCAGAGTGATACTCGCTCCAGCCCTTCCAGTTGTCACCACTGGCATCACACACCCACTTGATTGGATGGTCATTCTCCTGCTGGGCTAGAGCCATGAGATAGCTACGATTGTGGCTCACAGCCATGTCTCTGTACCCATCCTTGCTGTGGTTAAACCCCAGCATGTACAATTGCATGCCCTCATTCAGATCCTTAACTTCGAACGGCAACTTCTGCATGTTCCCTCCTCAGGGACTAGATGGATACTGCAGGGGTGGAGTACCCCGGTGCTAGGTCTCTAGCTACTCCACTACGGATATGGATGGGTGGCACTACTTGATGCCAGCCTTGCGTAAAGCAGCAGCCATGCTGTTGTTGGTACGTGGTACATCTGTGTACCGAGCAGTAGCATCAGTGTGCTGCTTGAGCTTGGCCTTGCCCTGCTTGACAACGGACTGACGGTGCAGGTCGTCAAGGATCCGAGCGAATAGCTCATCATCACTGATGGTGCTTGCGCGCTTGCGCTTACCCTTAGCTCTTGCCTTGGGCTTGGCCTTGAACTCAGCCTTGGCCATGTCAGGATTGAACGACGTCGCCATGGCGTCGGCCAGCTCCTGATCAGTCATCTCCTCAGAGTTGCTGTTGGATTGGTTCTGCATGTTATTCACCTCCTTTCGTGGTGTAGTTACCATCCAGTGTGGATGGTGTAGGAGCCACAGACCTTGGGGGGGGAGTTAGCCTGTGACCCCTACACCACCCACTCCGTAGAGTGAGTGATGCCAGCTGGAGTGAGTTAACCCCAGAATATTTGTTCCTCGAGCTCATCGATTACTGGGCGAATGATCGCACGGATCTCCATGCAGTCATCGCTCATCTTTTTGAGCATCTCCTTTTTACGGGGTTGCTCCGCCTCACGAGCTTCATTGGACAGACGCATGTAGCGTTCCAACAAAGCTATCTTGATGTGCTCCCACTGTCTCAACGTGAGGTTGGGCATCGTGGTGACTTCGTCGTGTCTGCTTGCCATTGTTATCACCTCCTTTCAAGGCGTAGATACCACCCACTCCGTAGAGTGAGTGATGCTTGAGCTAGATTGCTTTCACTCGAACAACCGGGGTTGATCGTGCGAGCAGCTCAACCACACCGTTCTCGTTGGGTTCTGAGGTGAACAGCAACCATTGGCCAATCCTGATCTGCACATCGTTGTGGTAGCGGTACCAGGAGTCGAACTTGTACTTCGTCGTGCCTGGGATGTGTTCAGTCCTAGCGAACAACTTCTTCTCTCGGTCGATGACATAAACAGCACCGCTTTGAGTGCGTACGGCAATCCTTTGCATTGCACTACCTCATTCTGTGGCTGAGTTGTAGGACCCGATGTTTTGCTTGACCAACCACTCCATCAAGCATCGAGTTGCTTGCGTGCTGTACCTCTGCACAACACACAAGAAACAACCGGCGTGCGAGTGTCCGTGAGCATTCGCGAGCTGCTGGCCCGTGGTACTCACTTTGCCGCACACGCCTGTGCTGCTGCACTCCTGACTTTGCTAGCCCGTTGTGCTGCTGAGCCGGTAACTTCCGCTACCGAGCCCAGAGAAGCCACGCAGACTCTGCCACAAGTTCATAATCTACAAACGAGTGGCCTGCACGGCCTCATCTAAGGCGTAAAAACGGCAGACAGGCCCTGGCACTTTCTGAACTACTGGGTTTTTACGAGGGGGGCGATACGGTTAAACCTGTCTCACATTAAACGGCCTGATGTCAGCTGTTTTTAACCGTAAAGGGGACCCATTGCTGTGGAAAAGCCGCTCTTTAAAAAAACGGGGCCAGGGGGCTGGTCATTTTCTGAAACCCTGGGGTTTTAAAGGTTCTAGTAGACTGCACTAGAGGTTGTTAGTACAAGTCTCTAAGGAACACTTATGCAATATGAGAATTTTTTTAGAATTGCCAGTAAACGCCCTGACGTTAACATGTATGAACAGTATGGAAAATGCAACGTAAAAGGCTGCAATGAACACCGGGATGGCATTGACGAGCCTAGTTGCAAGCAACACGCAAATAAATAAAAGGAACTAATATGGGTTGGATACCAGATATGTGGTCGCGTAAGACTGCCAGTCCAGAAATAAACTTCAACCTGTCGGGTGATGGGGATGGCCTGGAGCAGAATCTGGAACGATCAAAACCTCTTACAGAAGAAATCGCTAGCGATTTTAGTAGTATTAATCCCGGTATGGATGCGATAGCTCGTCGTGCCGAGCAGCTGGGCAAGCAGTTTGCAAACAACCCTGAGATGCTGAATCAGCTGGGACAGATACTGCGAGGCATCCACAACCGTACCCATCCTAACGAGAACAGCATGAGCGATCACATGCGAGCTCTAAATGGTCTTACTAGTGGTTACAGCCATAATGACAGCCTGGATGCCTACCATTTTCTCACTCCAACAGAGTTTGAAACGGCCAAGATCCAGCACGGCTACAAGCCAACCTATCTCGGCAGCAAGACCGCCAGTGAAGACCCCAAAGATCCCGAAGATCCCGAAGTAGACGCAATGCACCCGAGCTGGTACCCCTACGTACCAGGACGGCCCGAGTACAGATCTCCTACCGGTGAGGTTTGTGGTTGTGGCAATCAGGCTAGCGGCAAAGACGCACTCGGCAATCCAGCCTGCCATGAACACGACGTTCGTGCTGAACTTGAGCGTCACTATAAAGAGCATCCGGAGGATCGTCCAAAACCCAAGAGTGCCGAAGAGCAGGCACGAGATATGGTCGGTTTTATTCGTGACACACTCAAGAAGAACATGGAAGATCCCAGTAACATGTTACCCACCCCCAGAGAACAAGCAAGTCTTGATCAACAGGGTGCAAAACTGCGAGATGAAAGCGAAATTGCTGGCAAGGTGCCGAGCATTTGTAACATCTGCCTGAAACCCAATGAGAATGCCGTGCCGGATCGTCACAGTAATCACCAGGAATGCGATCGGACCAGGAACGAAGCCTGGTCTCGACTATCACCACTGGTACAAGATGAATATGACTGGCCCAACGAACACAGTGAAGGTGCACGAGTGCTCTTGGGTGAAGAAGGAGTTCGCAGTCCGGAACACCGAGAGTTTCTGGACCGGGCCATGAGAACCCCTACAGATGAAGAGCTGAGAGCCGCCTATCCAGGTGCCCGTACCGACAAGCTGGGCAGCAGTTGGGCCACCAGATATGCAACCAGCAAAATCGCGGGAGTGCTGGACTGCCCCTGCGGGCAGGGCGCAAGCATCCAAAGAGCCGGTAAGACCCTCACAGGCCTTCTGGACCATCGCAGCCTGTATGAACCCGAACACCCAGAATTCCCCGAGCACAATGAGCACGTACGCACCGGCATAAACAACTTGATACTCATGCACACCCGAGCCAGTGATGAACACGGGGATGAAATCCACCGTGGATCACCGGTTAGTGAATCACACCGGGATCACATGCATGCTCACCTGGATATTATAGGAAACCTGTTTGGAGAACTACAGAACCCTGTACCATTTTCCAGTTGGACTGCTTACGAATAACTCCCTAACGGGATTTTCTAAACCTTTATCAGTCTGGCGCAGGTTCTCAGCGAAAGCTCATATCAAAAATTTCCAAACCCTGTGTGCCCTGGGGGCTGTAAACTGGTCCGTTTACTGCACTAGAAGATAGAAGTTTCGTCCCTTACGGGAATGGAAAGGCATGACACGCGTGAGCCCTGTAAAATCCTTTAATAGCAAGCACCGGGTGCGTACTGCTGAACAACGTCCCAGTGGGCTTCATACTGTTCGTACGATTATTGACAGCATGGGAAACATGGGCCTGAGTGGTAACCCCTATAACCCCGGGGGTGAACGCAGCCAGGTTGCACGACTACAAGCAGAAGAGTACATGGAGCACCTGGACCGTACCGGTGCACAGCCCAGCCAGGATGCCAGAGAGCTGTACGGTATCACCACTGACTCACAAACGGGACAGCACACAGTTCGTCCAGAACATGGACTACTGGCTCACACCGGTACACCTCTCCAGGACTGGATGAGCATTCCACTTGCTGTTAATCCCAGTGGCAGTCTGGCTGGACAGGCTTCACCACCTAATGCTGCTGTGCAACACTGGTTTAATGATAGCAGCATGGCAGTGCACAAAGTTCCGATTGGGAAAGATAAGGACATTTATATTGCTGCTGGTCACCACATGTTACCCAACGCCAGTGGCCTTCAATCCCTAGAGGGAACAGTCCTTGATCCCAAAGCTCACATTGATCAGATGCATAGTCTTATTGTAAGCCCACTCGTACGTGAGTTCTCAAGAGATGACTACACACCGGAAAACTCCGGACAGGTATACACCGGTGCAGTTGATACTGTTGCACCAATGTGGGAACCAGCCGGTGATGGCTCCGGAGGATATCAATCTCATAATACCAGCAGTGCATATGATTCAATCAAGAATCCCATCCCACTGCATGTTGCTGTAGAAACAACCTTGAAGAACATCTTCCACCCTCGTAACTCTGGACTCATGATTGATCCTAACAGGAGTACGGGTGACACCGGTCGCTATGAACAGTACCTGGCACGTGCTGCTCAAACTGCACGTTTTGCTGTTGACACTTCGCCTGTGAACTTTGTTCACCACCAGGGTAACCCTAACTTTATGGTGCGTGATTACCAGCATGTGTTCCGTGCTCTTGAAAGTTCTGACCCTGTTGTTAGAGAGCTAGCTCACCGTTACTACCGTCAGTCCGAAAACAACACTGGATCGATTGATTTCACTGGCATGACACCCAGAAGCAGTGCCACACTGGGCAAGCTTGCTTGGGATAGCGGTGCAAACCAGTCAACACTCAGCCAGATGAGAAAGACTTTCAATGTTATGAAGGAACATGGTTCAGCGGGTATCAAGATGATCATGCCAGGACTTGGTAACTATGGTCCAGTCACTCAGCAGAGGATCAATGATGTACAAGAATCTAATATTCCAGTACTCACACGACGACCAGCTGGTGATGGTGAATTAGAAATGAACACTGAAAAGGGTATGTTTGGTGGTCAACAGTACTACTAATTAACAATCTGTTAACATGAATGAGCTTGACAGCCAAAAAAATCTTCTTATATTATATAACATTAAGGATAATCATGCAAAAAGAGTATGATTTCAGTTTTATAACTGATAAAAACAATACAAAAGCTATAAAAACAGCTAAAACAACAGGGTTTAAGCAGGATTTTGCCCAAAAATCCCGTGAATATACCATCATCATGAGTGATAATGCTGATAGCAACGGTTATTCAGTGCGTTTTTCCAATAATGTAGTGATTTCTGACTTTGCCAGACTAATAAAGATGTTTTCTGGTGCTCCAATGGACATAACTTACACTGCAGACAGTCAGATTCTGCTCAGTTTCCAGGATTAAGCAAAATCCTCTGGCAATTTAATGATGCAATCAGTCTATACCATATTATGAACACTTAAGGAGTAAACATGTCAGGAAATATCAAGCTGTCAGCCTGGGAACAACGATACATTAAAGAATCAGGCATGATCTGGGATGGCGTCAAAGAAGTTGGCAAGGGTGTTGTACGTGGCTTGCTTAGCCCGCTAACAAAACCATTGTTGAGCCAGAATGGCCCAGGCGAACAACACGAACAAACTGACATACAAAAAACTCTTCGTATGGATCCATACCCAAGAGTCAACGACAAACAAAGAGTTTGTCCAGATTGTAAGGGTGCTGGGTCATTCTGTAAGAGCTGTGGTACAACTGGTTTCATTGGCCCTGATCATGCCAAATACAGTCCTAATCTACCAGAGCACGCCAGTGTGTTTGGTCATGAACTAAAACCTTTTTGGAGATAAGACTTTTTGAACTAAGACAAACAATTTAGTTTAAGGAACAAACATGACAGAGAACAATTGGATCCCAAGCGTTTGGAATACCAAGTACTCTACAGAGTGGGCATAGAACCATGGACATAACTTACACTGCAGACAGTCAGATTCTGCTCAGTTTCCAGGATTGAGTGAGTATGACTAGTAAAAACTGGAATTTTCGCTACTCTAGTGATGATTACTCTAACGGTTCACCGGAAATCGGTCATACTCAGAGCACATATGCTCATGGACGAGCAATTGCCAGGAACGTTCAAGCAATTGATGGCCTGCATCCCAGTCATCCCTTACATGATCTGGTTGCCATCGCTGAAAAACTTCATGGCAAAGCTATTGCTGCTCACTCAACAGCTGCGACAGCTCATAAAACTGGTAATGATGACGCAATCTTGTACTCTGGTAGAGCTATAGCGCTTTCTGATGCTGCAAGTACCATGCAAGATAAAATAGAGCTCTTGCATCCTGAGCAATACCTGTCGGTCAAATGAACTGGGCCGTCAGATACGCTGAGAGCAAAACTCCAAGGGTCTCTAGCTATACCACCCCTGGCTCAAACCAGGCAGAAATTATTGATGGAGAATATCGCGACAATCTGGTAAAACATGACTCTGACAGCGTTGCATCCCATAAAACCATGCTTGAAATAGCTGATAGGGGCAGAAGGGTTAGTGGTCAGATGTGCGATTTTAAAAATGGCAAGGCCAGGCGTCCAGAGTATCTAAACCATTTCAATACATTTAAAAAACGTGTTAAGCATCACACAGATTCAATAGAAGAATTGCAACAGCTGGATGAAGAGCGTGGAGCACATCCAGAACTATACGGTTGGCCAGAGGAAAAATCAACAAGTACAGCCCCTCCAATCATAAACTGGGATAATTAGATGACAGAAGAACGAATCGTAGGTAAACTAGGTAAACTTGCACCAGCTCGCCCAGCTGGTTTGCACATGCTGGCGTTCTATCAGACTAACCCTCTTCCAGCGGCTCCAGAGTCAGTCGATGTGCCTAATTTTGGTGACTGGAGGATGTTAGCTAACGATAAGTACGGTGATTGTACGTTTGCTGGCATTGTTCATGCCAGAATGGCTACCAGTGCTGTCCTGGGTCTCACAGAGACCTGGCCAACCGATGATGAAGTGGTTCAAGCCTATCTGAGCTATACAAATGGTCAAGATGCGGGTGCAGTAGAGGCAGACCTGCTCAAATACTGGCAACAGAACGATATTTTTGGTAGCAAGCTGGCTGCTTATGCTCCCAGTGACCATGCTGACTTTGATGAGCTAAAAAGCGTGGTTGCAAGCTTTGGACTGGCTTATATCGGTGTGAGATTGCCCGTTACATACCAGGATCAGTTTATTAACAACCAACCCTGGGCTTTGACCGGTACTCCTGCTGACGATCAGATCGAAGGTGGTCACTGCGTTGTGATTGTAGGTTATGACAGTGATTATGCCTACTCAATCTCCTGGGGTAAAGTCCAAGCGATCAGCTGGGACTGGTTGCGTAGCTATATGGAAGAGAGTTGGGCTCTGATAACGCCTGAAATAGTAACCGCTGGAAAATATGGTGATATGCGCCTTGCCGAGCTGTATGCTGACCTGGAGAAACTATAATGAGTATTCCAAAAAGATTTGAAGAGTTTGATGACCAGCCTGATATGGAGGTTGAGTCTGTTCATGTTGCCGGAGCAACCAGCTGGGATTATATAGACATTAGAGAAGCTGGATTCTGGGGAGATGCCTGGAACTCGGTTACTGGCGTTGGTAAGATCGTTGGAGATGTTGCTACCGGTAATTTTTCTAATGTTGGTAAAGATGTCAAGAGTACAGCCAGATCTGTAAATAAATCTGTAGATGAGGGCATACATGACGTTGGTCAAGCTGCAAAGGCAACTGGTAACTTTGTAAAGAATAACTGGAAACCCATTGCTATCGGTGTTGGTATGGGTGCACTTGCACTAACGGGTGTTGGCCTGCTTGCTGATGCTGGCATTGCTGCCGGTGTAGGTGGAGCAGCTCTTGCAGAAGGCGCTGCTGCTGCAGGAGCAGCCGGTGCTGCTGAGGGCGCAGCTGTAGCCGGTGGAACAGCTCTTGCTGAGGGTGCAGCCGGTGCAGCCGGTGCTGCAGAAGCAGCAGGAACAGCCGGTGCTGCAGAAGCAGCAGGAACAGCAGGAGCAGCAGAAGCAGCAGGAGCAGAAGGTGCTGCGGTAGAAGGTGCTGGCTCAACAGCCACAGATCTTGCTGGAGGTGCAGCCAGAGGTGTTGCTAAGGGCAAAGAACTGGTTCCTTTTAAAAGCACATTGCCAGTTGCAGCAGAGAGCGATGCCGCAAGTGGAGCAGCCAGTGGTGTTACTAAAGGTATGGAGTTAGTTCCTTTTAAGAGCACATTGCCTGCTGCGATAGAAAGTGATGCTGCAGCAGCCACTACTGATGCTGCAGCAGTTACTGAAGATGCGGCTGGTGCTGCAAGTAATGTCAGCAAATTTCAAAAGGCTAAAGATCTTTTGAATAAAGTTCCTGGTGCACAAACAGTCAAAAAAGTAGCGCCAATGGCTGCAACTGCTGAAGGTGTACAAACTTTGAATGCTCCTGATGCTCCTGCTGCACCAGAGCCGCCACCACCACCACCACCAACCATGCCACAAACGAATTACGCACCAGTTCAAACTGATGCTACCCTGCAAGGCCAAGGTGCCCCTGGAGCAGATCAAGCAGCTGAATCAAAACCTCTTGTAATTCAGCCAACAGTGCAACCAGTGCCAATTCCTGAAGCTTCAACAACGGCTACAGATCCAATGAGTATCGGCCAGATGCCGTTGCCAACTGCTAGCAAAAAACGCTCACCATCAACAATACTAGACCTGGTAGAGCAGTTTGGATTGTACCCTGAAGATATAAAACACAGCTTAACCAGCTGGCGATAACTAAAAATGATTACAAGTTGTATGAGGTATTGATGAAATACGCGACTGAAACCGGAACTGGCAACCATGGTCTTGATGATGACCTGAAAAGCATTGAGAATGAAGATCTTCCATGGACATTAACTGTTCCTGCTAAGACTTTGCTAGCTAATATATCCACTCAAGATGAAAACCCTACTGAAGTAACTGCCCCAACTGGCACTGGTCAAACGGATCTTACAAAAGAACCTGGTATGGTGAAAAATGAAGGGCTTGCCAGTGTTATCCCAGGATCACTGTCTAAAATAATAAGTGAAGGAAAAAAAATGAGTTTATCTGCAAGAATCGCATACGTTATGGAAAATGGTCAGCCATTCTGCAACAGCTGTGAAGATTACTACCTGCCAGTTAGCATTGGAACAGTTGCTTGTGCAAAATGTGGATCGAATGATAAAGATCTTTCACATGTAGAGGGTGAAACTGTAACCGATGAAGATGGTGATCGTGATATCATCAAGACCACACGAGCAGCATCTAATGGTCTAGCTACCACTGAAGACTACATGGATTTGTTTAAAGAAAAAATTGCTACAGACAGTGACAACTATAATCGTGGTTACATGGAAGCAATGAATGGTCAAGAACTAGATGAAGACCTAGCTCTTCTCAGTGGTGACTACTTTAATGGTTATGAACAGCGTAAGTTCTATAACAAAACACCACAACAGAGTATTGGTCAACAGCTGCATGACATGAAACCTAATAGCAACTTGATTCCACGCAACTGGGAAGGCCAGCTAACCCCAGGAAAAGTTGATGCTGGGCCACTTCAACTTACTGATGGGATAGGCCGTGCAGCTGTATCTAGCAAGTTGCCATTCCCAGTAGACGTTGTTAAAAACTTCTTTGAGGTATAACCATGAGTAACTGTCCTATCTGTGATACTGGAGAGCTGGTTGTTAAGACCAGTAGCGCTGGTGAAGAATCTTTCTGCAGTGGATGCCGTCGAATTGTAGCCAGTGCTACTCTTGGTTTTATATTTACAGCCACAGGTGATGATGGCGTAGAAGAGTGTAAAGGTCCTGATTCTGACCCGCGCCCAGGGTATAAAGGACCTGGCAAGCGTGCAAAGTGTCATCTTTATGATCCAGGTGATGACAAGCAAAAAGATTATGCCATGCAACGTGCTAAGAACTCTGCTTACAGCAGCCAGCACCGCAAGGGAGCCTCAAAGATTATTAATGCTAGTGGGTTTAATCTAGCTGACCCTGGCTACAACTTAATTGGTGAGCGTGACCGTGGAACTGGATCACCTACCACGCTATCAAGCGCCGGTGGAGGGCCAGCTAGTGCAGCAGATCAAGGCATTATTAATATTGATAATGCAGCAGCACCCAGTGGAGTCCAGCCTACTAGCGATCTCAATAAAAGAGTTAGCAAAACTGTGATTGCGTTATTCCAAGAACTCAATCCTAATGACAGAGAGTTTAGTGATTATATGGGTGTGCCATTGTGTACCTCATGTAATTCACATCACTATGGCGAATGTAAAATAGTCGACCAACCGTATTAGTAACTAGTAACAGAAAGAACTTACTATGACATACGACAGTTTTGAACAAAACATAAAGACGGCTGCATCTAACGTGTCCTGGTTCAACGGCACTTCAGAAAGCATCTTTAATCGTCTTGACATCCTAGAGGACCTGCTCAGCAGAACACGCACTGCTGCTAGTGACCCAAATGTTGCTGATGGTGACCTAGAGCGTTATGCCAGCACAATAACTGAGCTAGCAGCCGAAAAAGAGCAGCTAGAAAAGATTGCATCAGAGTACGTTGACTTTGACGTTGATGACTACTTGAACAGCCTCCCTGGTGGAACAGTTGCTAAAGAGTACCGTTTGAGCAGCGCTGGCACCTATGATCTAGGCGAAGATGATGGTAGCTTGTTGTTCAAGACAGCTTCTGCAGTTCAATCCGAATACGATGATGCTGACTGGATTAACTTTGTAACTGCTGGTGCAGAAGTATGGACAGAAGATCAGTTCAACCAGTTGCTAGACAGTCAGACTAATACCAGAGAAGCAGCCGTGTTTTACGTTGAAAAGAAAACCCTGCCTATCCTTGACGTTGCCAAGCGTGCTGCTATCATTGACAACTTTGTTGATAACGTAGAGATTTGCCGTCGTGCCAAGACAGCTGGCAACAGCTTCCGTCAGCTCAAGGTAGCTAGCTCTAGCAAGCTTAAGGCTAATTTTGTACAAGATGCTCTTGACGACTCATTCGGGGATAATATAAACTGGTTCTAATATGTCAGAACTTGATAACCTCAATGTTGCTAGCCTAACAAAATTTAGATTTGTTGGAGCGGTAGAAACAGAACAGCCAGAACATTCTGGTAGCACATCATTGCCAGCTTTATTACAACAGCTGCTAGCAGATGTATCATCTTTTTATCATATTGTTCATGAAGCTCACTGGAATGTAACAGGTGCTGATTTTTATCAGTATCACAAGTTCTTTGATGAGATTGTTGAAGACGTATATAATAGCATTGATCCAATAGCAGAAAACATCCGTAAGCTTGGAGCAAAATCTGCATACAGAATGTCTGAGCTGTTCAAGCAATCAACACTGCCAGATAATGACATCAAAACAGATAATGCTGTTGCACTAGCAGCAACACTTGGTAGTTTGAACAAAACTATTATTAATGAACTAAAACGAGTGTTTGATAAAGCAAACTCTGATAATGAACAGGGTGTAGCAAACTTTATCGCTGAAAGAATTGATTCACATCAGAAATGGCAATGGTTCCTAGAGGCATCGACAGGATGAAATCGATGGATTCAACCGCAGCAAATATTTCTAAGATTGTTGCACTACTAACAGCCGTTCTAAGCAATCAAGAAGAGATTGCTTATGAAATGGTACTTGAGTCAGACCCAATTGAGCTGTTCAGTGCCATAACAGGTGTTTTGCTGGGTGTTCTTGGCCGGTTGTCAGATAGCAGTGGCCTAACAGTAGAACAATACCTACAAGAGCTTGGTAGAATAGCATTAAAAAATGAATATTGATCAATGTTTAGAGCAGCTACCAGATGGTATTAGTTTTAATACCACTAGTAATGAATCAATCATTCTAGATATGGAAGAAGAAATAACAAACAGCACAACTTGTAGTATTTGTAGCATGGCATTCGAAAGTGTGCTTGTGAAGTTTGCTAGTGGGAAAAATGAAGGCGTTATAAGGGTAATTGGCAACCCATCACCAGCCTGGAAGAGCTCCATGCCAAAAGACAGAGTGCGTTCAATCAATCTTCTCAATGAAGCTCTTGTTAAAAAGGTTGACATGCACGGAAAGATGATGCACAATGATTAAGTACAGTACTAACCCATCACCAGAAGCAAAAGCAATTACTAACAGCCCAACGGCGCCAATGAAAACAACAGGCGGCGGTGTTGAAGCAAAAGATGCGCTAGATCTTGATGCTGAAGACGCTAATGACAACTAAAGGACTATAGTGGCCGAGCAAGAGCCAGTAGTACACATCGTTATTCCTGATACCCAATCAAAAGATGGTGTTCCAACAGATCATCTTACCTGGGTAGGTCAGTATATCGTTGACGAGTACCACAATAAGAATATCAAGATTGTTCACCTGGGTGATCATGCCGATATGCCTAGCCTATCAATGTATGACAAGGGCAAGCGCAGCATGGAAGGCCGTAGAGTACGGGCTGATATCGATGCAGCTAATGCAGCTTGGGAAGTACTGAACAAGCCACTGTATGATTACAATGATAATCGTCGTAGGACAAAGCATGCTATCTGGAACCCAGAGCGTCATATCCTACTGGGTAACCATGAAGATCGTATCAATCGAGCTACTGAGAATGATGCTCAGATTGATGGGTTGTTCAGCACAGATGACCTAGAGTATGCTCACACCGGTTGGAAGGTCTCTAAGTTTAAGGAGATCCTTTGGCTGGATGGAGTGGCATACAGCCACTTCTTCTATAACCCAATGAGTGGGATGCCATACGGTGGTAATATCGAAACGCGTCTTAAGACAGTCGGCCACTCATTCACCATGGGTCATCAACAGACACTCATGTATGGCTTGCGATTCGTTGCTGGCAAGAGCCAGCATGGTCTTGTAGCTGGAGCATGTTACTTGCACGATGAAGATTACAAGGGCCCACAGGGCAATGCGCACTGGCGTGGCATCATTGTGAAACATCAGGTCATTGATGGAAGCTATGATCCAATGTTTGTAAGCCTTGACTATCTGTGCAGGCGATATGAAGGAACCAGCTTGGAACGGTTTAAAAAGCTCAAGTATCCACATATGTAGTATATGGATACTATAAAAAGCTCTGGCCGCAAGAATTTTAAATGTATCTTCAACGATTACATCACAACGGATAACCGTGATTCAGTTGTTCAATCAATCATCTCACAGTTCCAAGGTTACTTTGCTGAACCAGAAGTTACAATTATAGACCGTGGGTTTGTTCTATCGTTGAATTTAAGCTCTGAGCTAACTAGTACGATGGTGCGAGATAAGATCCTCTGGAACCGTTACGTCGAGCGTGTCACCACACAGGATGCCATACGTAAGATACAAATCATCAGGCTCCCACAGGCTGGCCTTATGGACTTTGGCGGTAGGATCGAAGGCAAGGGTAGCGTTGGTGGCTTTGGTCCGGATGTTGATCCCATTGTTGGTGACACAGGTGTCAATGAAAAATTGGATACGCCACAAGACCACCCTGCTAAATATAAGATCGATGGTGGCGCTGATCCAACAACGCTAGGCGAAACTGCTATCGTTCATTATGCTGACAAAACAGATATGAATTCTGAAGGGCAAGCTTTTGTAAAGGGTCTAACCCCTGAAGGTCTTAGTAGTGATGCAACCGAGCTGGTTACAGGACCGAATGATGAGCTTGCAACTGGAAAACGCGTTATGGGGTTCAGAGTAGTATCATTTCAAAGCGATACTGGTGGCTCATTCACACCAAACAATGGCAATCAGTATGGTGTTGATATAAATGATGTGCATCAGCTGAAACGTACCAATCAAGATCTTGCGATGCTACCAAAGGGTAACTTTTTCAATACTGATATAGAGACTGAGCGTGGCACAAGAACTGGTGTCGAAACTGAATCGCGAGGTGATGAAACAACCTCTGCGCCACTCATATTTGGTGCGAACAAAGCAGATGAGCCAGTTACAGAAGATGAAGAAAGTACAACAGCAATACCACAGGCCAGAGGTGGCGGTCAAGCTGTGCCAGACGGTGGCCAAGTAGAAGGCTGGTACGCTAATAACTTTGGACTAAACGAAACATACGATTATCTGGGTGATCAGGATGACTACGAGTTTTAAAGTATATGAATCTGGCGAAGCGCCTGTCAAGTATGTTCCTGGAGACTTTATACTGGTATCATCAAAGGGCATCCTTGCAAAGCTAATTCGCTTTGGTCAGTTCATACGATACCATGGAAAGATGCGTCCATATTCTTACTGGAACCACACCGCTATGATTATTAGTGAATCTGGAGAGATAATCGAAGCAATCGGTCGTGGTGTTGTTATCAGCAAGATTGAGGACTACAGCGACGTTGAGTACTACTATGTTAGTACCAAGTTAAACAAACAAAGCCGTGAGCAAGCTGTTGCATCAGCAAATAGTTTTTTAAAAGACAAGTACTCATGGATGACTATCATTAGTATTGCTATAGAGTTGCTCACTGGCGTCAAGGTACAGGTTACTCAATCTAGCACTATGATATGTAGCTCACTGGTCGGACAGAGCCTGTGGGCTGGTGGTATTATCTTTGATAGTAACCCTTACCAGATGATGCCAGCAGACCTTGCATGCGCGTTTGACATAAAAATAAAAAAAGCTTGACTGAGCCAGTTTCTTGAATTATGATGAAAATCATGAAAAAGAAGATAACTGTAGTTATTAGCTATGACGCAAGAAACAATCAAAGTGACGAACTTGCTAGCCAGGAGATCAGCGAGACCATCAGTGCTTTGATGAATAGCCTGCGTACTCAAGTCAATAATGCTCAAGTAACAGTCAAGTTCCAAAATTAAAGGATAGAACCATGTCATTGAACATCAACCAAATCTTTCAAACCACAACTGCACGTAATATTGCTCGTGCTGCTGTATCAACAATCGTTGGAGCACTAGTCTCATGGGGAACAGTACAATGGGCTAGCCTTAATGAAAGCAGCCTGTCGTACCTTGTTCCAATCATCTCGTCCCTGTACTTCAGCCTTATTCATGTGATTGAAGTGCAGTATCCAAAGGCTGGATGGCTGCTTGGCATGCTTCCTCAAAAGGTTCTTGTAGTTGCAAAGGTTGCTCCTCCTGTGCCTGTCAAGGAAAATGAACCAGCTGCTGCCAAGGCACCGGTCAAGAAGGCAACAGCCGCAAAGAAGGCTGCTCCTGTTAAGAAGGTAATTCCAAAGAGAACAGGCAAGTAGTAGTTTTTCCCTGGTAGCTCAATTGGCAGAGCAGCTGACTGTTAATCAGCTGGTTCCTGGTTCGAGTCCAGGCTAGGGAGCCTTAGGAAGGATGCCCTGTATCGTGAGAGCAGGGAGTCTGTTTGATCAATGCGCAGGAGACCTCTACAAACAGGGTGCTGACTCCTTCCTATATAGCCGGAGAGGTGCTGCGTTGGTTGCGGCAGCGAAGCTTATATCTTCGTGGTCACAGGTTCAATTCCTGTTCCCCGGACCATTTAAAACCCCTCCAGTATCACCTAGATAGTGTAGATACTTCTACATGTCCAGCGCCCTACGGGCAGAATACGGAGATAACGATGGCTTCAATGTTCGATTACGATGACTCGGTCAATCTGGCTTACAAGGCCAAGGAAGCCGGTAAGAGCCTTGTTAATGCAAAGCATGATTTGCTTAATCAGACTGGTGACTTCTTGTTCCTAGCTCACACCGATCGTGAGTTCGCACTCCGCTGCCAGATGGTTGAACGGGACATTGAAAAGGTTGCTTTCCGTCGTCTTGCCAGTGTCAGTGACAGCAAGGCCAAGCTTGTTCACGCTGCATACGATGAATGGAAGCTGCGACACGCCAGCTGTGAGATGTGCAAGGTCGCAGGCCCAGAGATTGATTACTCAAATTCAAAAGAACCAAAGGGTCCACAACGCGACATCTTGAATGTTAAGCCTGTTAACCCTCATGATGGTCTAATCTTTGAAAAACCAAAGTCACCAGATTGCACACAATGTGGTAATCCAACTTTGCACACCGGCAAGACAATCTGCTCTGGTTGTGAAGCAAAGACTAACAAGAAGCCTATGCAACCGCACACTACCTCGCCTACGAAGTTTGATGAAACATCTATTTATCATAATCAAGATTTCCCTCATGGCAGCGGGCCAACCAACTAATACTATTAGATACTGACTAATAAAATGGCAACTATATTTAATAGTAGAACAGCCAGAACAGTATTGGCAGAAAGCAATGATATACCAGATGCTCCACCACCAATGGATCCATCTGTTCTTTCAGCCGATAGATTGTATGGGACTGCAGACGAACAGTTTCGCACCACACCTCATCTTACTGATGGTAGGTCTCTTAGCTCATTGGTAGAAGCCATTGCTGCTATGCCAGGGCAAAACGCTGACGTGCTCAAGCGCATGCTTGACATCATTGAGTTGAGTGGCCCAGCTGCGCAAGCTGAAAAACGCAAGGCAGAGCAGGTTCGCCATGATCAACGTAATGCCAAGCGCACTGCTTCCAGAATTGTATTCAAAGCTTCTCAGTATAATGAAGACGGAAGCGTTAACTGGAATAACGTATCTGATCCTGATGATAATTATGCAGAAGCAGATGCTGCTGATGCTCTTGACACAACTAATTTTAACGAAGATACTTTATCAAGCTGGGAAAACAAGCTGCGAGGCCTGGGCATTCAGAACCCTGGCAAGTTGATCACAGAGACGCCAGATATTTCAATCTTGCTACCGAACGATCCAAATTCAAAGAATCGTTTGAAATCCAGGATAGTAGATGATGCTCCTGCTAAAAAACCTTGCAACCATGCTGACTGCAGCCATAACATGTCAGACCTCATGGCAGAATTAAAATGGGTTGATCCTGACATGCTATCACAAAAACGTTGTGATAAAAATGAAATGGTATGCTCATCTTGTGAAAATCTACCCATGGCAAAGGGAAAGTCTTGCTCAACATGTGGTCGTAACGGTACACTATCTGCAGATCAAATAAAATCTGAGCCACAAACATATGATCCTGATGCTATTAAGATAGATAGTGGTATAATTGACACAGTAGCACAAGGTATTTCTAACCCTGGAGTTGTTGTTGATAAAAGACCCGATAACTATGAGAAGGTTATTGAAGGTAAACCTGGAGAGTTTGATACAAACCCAGATGAGGTTAACTTTGGAGACTTTGTTACAGAGCTAGCAAAAAACCATCAACCAATTGTAGAGCCTGGCGAAGAAGGCAAAGAAGAAGAACAACCAGAAGAAGAAGAAGTCACCAGCGAAGAGTTGCAGGGTGAGGAACAACCAGGACCAGAAGATGTATTTGAACAACAACCGATTACGGTGCAAACTCGTGCGGACCATTCAAAAAAATGTTCATACGGGTGTGTTAATGGATCAATTATCGGTTCATCAAACAGCAAAGCACGTCAGCAAATAAAAACAATGAACAACAGCCCAGAGCGCCTTGCTGCTATTCAACTAGCGCAAAAACAAGTTAGTCAATTGAAAAACCAACGATCACGCCCAGGTTACTTAAAAAGGCTGGTCAATGAAATCAATCAACAGTTCTATCGTTGCCCAGATCTAGCAGATGAAGGTTAAAACGCTATGAGTGGTAGTTCAGTATCATACAATCGAATGGCCTGTGATAAAGCCATACTAAAAGACTTCATTCAAGGCCAAGCAGATCCAGCAAAAGCATTGAAAGCTTATCTTGGTGATCATGCAATCATGGAAGATTTAGACTGTTCTAACCATGAACACAGTGATGACACCATGTCATCTGACGATTCTATTGGCGTCAGCCTGTCACCAGAAGATGTATTTGGATCAGGAACAGGTAAATCATCAACTGCTGATAGCTCGGATGACAATGATGGCATCCCAAAGCTTACAATCTCTAATCTGTGGAATAATCCAATAGCAGTTAATTGTATCAGGCACAGAGCTAATCATGTAAGGACTCATCGTTTGTTACAGATCTTGATGGATAAAATGGTTACTTTGACCAACCCAATTCCTGCAGAGCATGTAGCAGCTTATGAAAAAGCACGAAAAAATGCTGAAATGGTTGAGCCAAGTGATCTAATGAAAGCTCATCATAGAGAAATTGCAGCTGGCAATCGTGATAGAGAAGATTTGCAACGTTTAGACATTGGCTCTAGCGGACCAGATGACGGCGAGTTTTTTTCAGGTTTTGAGCAGGTTGGACTATGATTTTTAACAGCAAAACACTCATAAGGGTAGCTTCAGATCAGGTTGAAGACTCACTGCCTGAATTTGTTCGATCAGTGCAAACTGCACAACAGCAGGGTGCCACCAGCCAGGCTGAGCAGCTTTTAAAAAACGTTGGTGAGATAACACAGCAAAAACGTGAACAAAAGCTAAAGCAAGCACCTTACGGTGTTTTTGATCTGAATAGCTATCAACCACATACCAGTGCTAGCCCTGGATCGTTTGGTGGGAACATTCGTGTTATTACGAGTGACATGGACGGTGATGGTAAACTCGACATCGATGAGGTTGGACGCCCCAAGGCAGCAGCCTACAGGCAAAGCCTGGATAATCTGGTAGAGTCTGGGAAATATACTATAATGGATCACCCGATGTCTGAACTGGCGGGTGAACCCAGAGTGCAAAAGTTCTTACGAGCAAACGGTATGAGCTCGTTGCCAGTATATGTTAGTAGTGAACACAAAAACATGCTTGATAGAATGTTCCAACCATTCACTCGCCATGTGAACGAGGAAGAACTTCACAAGAATCTTGCCGCCGCTGCCGCCGCTGGCCATGAGTTTACATCGGATAGCATCCGTGATGTTGACGACCCTGCTATGAGGATGCTCATTGAGCCAAATCCTTTAACCACTGCGGTTCAATCCTTCTATAGTGAAAAACCACAAACATTAAACACTACAAGAACTGGTGTTGACTATTGTGTTTGTGGGCAGCATCGTAACAACCATAGCAATACCAGCTGCCGTAATTTTTTGCCCATTACTGTAGCAGACAGTTCTGGTAACTATGTTAATGGCAATCAATATCGTGCCAGTCAATCACCGTTACGCGCAATGCCAGGAATGCAAGAGGATACTCTGCAGCATGCTCTTGAGGGTGTTTACCGTGAAGATCATCCAGACATTTTTGTTTCTAATGAAGCTGACCCTGCAAAACATGTCCCCATGGTTTTTATTAGTGACCAAACACCTTTTAACCAGAGAATTAATAATAAGCTAACTCTAACATTGAATAGAAAAGCACAATCTACTACGCTAGCAGCTATAGGGTCAGATTTTGTTAAATGTACAGCCTGCGATGCAACAGGTAAAATTCATCAAGCAAGAGTAGGTGTTTTAGATAATCCAACAATGCTTGATGGTATGCATGGCTATGAAGATGATATAGATCCAGAGACTGGAGAACTCACTCTAAAACAAACCAGTGGCAAGAATGCAAATGAATGGGCTTCACGCGGTACATCGCCAAACATTTGTCCAGTTTGTGACCATAGAAATGTATCAGAATCAGACGTACAAGAATTTATTAAAAACTACAGGAAGGGTAATATTACTCCTGAAGAAGTTGTGGAATCACTCAGACAAAACCCTGGTAAAAAGCTACGCGTTGGAAAACCAAAAAGAACTCGTGACGTTGCTTTTGTAAGGCAAATGATTGATCATCAACCCGGCAACCCAGTATATCTAGCCGGTGCTGTTCCAGATGATGCTGGCGTGGCGTATGGAAAACCTGATCCAAATTGCACCACATGTGGAGGTTCTCATGAACATCGTGATGATGGCAAACCATGTGATTGCAGAATAGCTGACCCCAGCCATCTTGATGTTAACAATCCAGTAGCAATACCCGGCACTCAGCAAGAGCCAATTGACGAAGAAGGCAATCTTCATGTACCGCTAGAGCTGCTCAGAGGGATTTATAAATCTCAAGGCAAAGAAGCACCGGACCTATTTAAAGAGTATCGTGCCAACAGCGAAAAAATCTTGCCAAATGAACAGCTGTCATCAGGCAAACCTGAATTTATTGTTACAGAGAACAACAATGCTGCTGATAGAAAGCGAGGGATCCAGCGCTTTAGAGGAAAGTTTGGCACCTGGTCCAGCTGGGTGCTTTCTAATGGAAAACCAGCATTGAATGACCAACAACAAAATAGTGTTGCTGCCAGCATACCATCTGGTGTTGTTATGTCACCAGATCAACGAGAGCAATTCAAAAAGATACGTGCTCAGATTAATTCATCACCAAATGCTAAAGAATGTGCTCATTCTGAACAGCTGTCAGCTATTTCTACCTTTCTTCAAAACAGCTTGGATAACCTTGCACCAACTGCTGGAGCACTACCAGACATACCTAGCAGGGCTATCAGGATGCCAAACCGATTGAAGTATGTCGCACAAAAATTTCTGTCAAGCCCAGATGTAGATATTGACTCACCAGCCTTCATTGGTTACCATGAATTTGTTTTGCCACATATTGCTGGTATCGAAGATAAAGTAAATAAATTAAAAAAGCGTAACATTATCAATCCATCAGATGAACATTTTAATAAACTACTAAAAAATATTTATGAGGGGTCATCGCAGTCAGCACGAGACATGCACAATTTTGGTTCTATCTCTGTTGACTCCGGAGGAACTTCTAGTGTGCTATTCAAGAACGCAGTCGGGCTTGCACAACATGTGGCCAAGACCTATGGTGAAGACACTGCAAAGATAGTAATGCGACCCATTGCAGAAATGGTATCACCTTATATCCAGAGTACTAATAAGATGAATGCTTGATCAAATGAGAAATCAACATACAATGCTTAAAAAAACTTTTAACTCAAAAACTGCTGCTGATGACAGTGGGCAAATCTACCCACCCGGTGACTTCAGTAGTTTTACCAATTCAGAAGAACCAGATTCAGAAGAACCAGACCCATTTTTCCTTCAAGCGCCTTCATCAAAAATCCTTGAAGGCTATGCAGAAATATATGGTGTTCATCCTGATGATGTTGATCTATCGGGTATAAAACCAACAGATATTATACATACTAATAATATTGATACAATTCTTCGTCGTAATCGGCATGAAGAGAGTGAAGAAGAATTTGGCAAGCCGGATTTCACTCGTCCAATAGCACCGCTTTATCTACCAACAAGTGGAACTGATCTTTCATCACTCATGCCAGCATTAAGTGATGAAGAACATGATCGTCGCCATACCATGGAGTATGCCCGCTCTCAACCTATAGTAAATTCCAATCATGCTGCTACCAAGGCACTAACGCTGGCAATGAATATTGCGCCAACGCTTACAGACCATGCGCATGATGAATGCAAAGGTTCAGGCCTTGTTGATAAGAACGGCAACCCGATGCCATGTGCCGGTTGTGAAGGCCGTGGGCATACAATTTTTGATACTACTGGGCATACTGGTATGGCAGGATTAAAGCACTCTGCCGGTGCGTGGAACGCTGCACTACATGCGCATAACTTTTATTGCACCGGACCAAGTTGCTTTGCTGGCTGTGCTGTTGAACCACATGTAAGGCACATCAGAGAAGATTTAACTGAAAGAGGCCACACGGTAAAAGATCACCATATTAAATATCAGCATGGCAGATATGGTGAAGCAAGCGGATATGGTGAAGCGCTAAGGCGAATACTAGCACCTATTGTTGTAGAAGACCGCTGGGAGCCTACTGCTCCGGGTATCCGTGCTCATTCAACGCATACAAATCTTGAAGGCGCACTCACTCATAACATACGACCCGGTGATCTTGTTAGTGTTCATGGTGTAGGCATTGACCCTGGCGCAACCATGCTTGTGCATTCAGTTAATTCTGATGGTAGCTTGAATGGACACTATCACGCAATAAGTTTTGCTTCTGCAGATGCAGAAATTCAAGATCGTAGAGATCGATCCAGAGGCGTTGATGTCAACGGCAAGCCTGGGCTATCACTTGAGCTGATGCATTCTGATCCTAAAAATAGCTTTAGTTCAATAGCAACCAGCCCAGAAGACCAAGATTTATCTAATAGTCTGGTAGACACATTTGGCAAGCGTCTTAGTACAGCAGCGGGTGCTAACCGTCGAGCCAGTGCAGTCCACATCACTACAGTTGATCGTAAACCCACTGAAATGCGTTGGGTGGAAAACATTGGTGGAGATAGAGTGTCTAAACTAAATCCAATTATTGAACCACACCTGCAATTTCGTGGCCATATATATCAAACAGCACCCTATGGTGATATTCTTGATCATAGAGGCAACCGCATGCTGCAAAGAACCGGCAAGCCATATGCTGATTCAACCTATGCAAAAAGCGAAAGAGTTGTTAAATTCTATCGTGGTGCAAACCCATGGAGTTTGTCTAATCTGCATGAAGCATTCCACAATATGAAAGATGCAGATTCAAAGAACAAGTTGATGGAGACTCTATCTTCAATGAACCGTAGGAATGGGGTGCCGAGCAGTAGTATCAACTCTGATGCTCCTCAGTATGATCACCCACTGAACCTGGTCCCACAAACACAAAACATTGGAACAGTCCTGGTTCGTTCTAACAGCACATTTATATTGCCATCAAATGTCAAGCAGCTTAATGCTGAGCGTGCGAGCTCAGAGCTAAACAGTACATTGAAAAACCTTGGTATAAAAACAGATAGAGAAGCTAAAGAACCAGCAGATGCTAGCAGCGTTAGTGAAAAGTTGTTATCGCCAGAGCATGAAGATTACTTGCGACAAGTTCTTACTTCAAGAATGGACCGTGCGCTGAAACCTGGAGAGTTTGAAACTTTCAAAGATGTTTTTGCTAGGACTAAGGACCTAGAAAAAGCCCATCAAGCAATTGATCCAAGCGCTATTGGGCATGGCGATGACATATGGGACGAGGAATAAAATGGAATCTCACTACACAGAAGTAACTGAAGCAGTACCATCAGATGCCACTTGCATGATTTGTGAGGACGTTACTGGTCAAGGCGATCGAGGCAGGCTAATGCCTGTCAGTAAAAGAATAGATAATAGTGGTAGGGTTAATTTTGTTCATGCGCGCTGTATGTATATTGAACCAAGGCAAAGTAGTGCTGAAAACATCTGGGCATTTGCTAGCAAGTTTAAGTACTATGCCAATACAATGAATTCAGAAAGTCCAGAGCCAACTGTGCAAGAAACATTCCCTAGCGTTGACATGCCAAAAGAAGAACCAGCGATGACAACAGAAGTAAAACAAAAGTCTAGCGATGGTGCGCCAGTGCCACCCAAGCCTTTCTAGCAGGACAATGTAATAATAGACTGTATATACAGTAGTGTATGTACTTGAGTGTATGTACTTGATAAACAGGAGTGTTTATGGAACCCCGTTTGAATATTAAAATTTCTCAGATCTTTGAGGCAGCCGAGGGCAATGAGATGGGTGCTGACCCAAACTTCATCCAGCCAGGAGAACAATGGGTCGGTGACTATCTTAATGAGAAAAGCGACTATGAACGCAACATGCGGGCATACCTGGAACAGCAACAGGGTATTGGCGCTCACCTAGACAACAATGCTCAGAACACGGGGTTTAGTAGCACTCCAAACCCTGCACAAGACCGTGCGCTTATGGTCATGGAGCCAGAAGTAGCTGGCACTCCAGACCTGGCTGAGATGAACATGCCACCACAGTTGCAACGTGCTGCTCGCAAGATCCAAAATCAAGCTGGTGGTTTTAACACCACTCAACCACATGCTGAATTTACCATGGGTGTTGTAGCTAATGTTAACCGTGGAACGCTTGTTCAATCGCGAGTTGTCGTTGAAACACCTAGCACCAAGATTGCTGGAACAGTTCTAGCTGTCGGTGATAACGAATTTGCTGTTGTCTGGGATGACCGCACTGCTAGCGTTGAGCGCAAGGCCGACTACGAACTGGTATTTGCTGAGTAAAAAATATGTTTAAAACACGCAGAACCAAGATCGTCTCGGTGCCAGCCGAAGAGGTCCTTGAGGTTATTGTTCAAGAACCAGAGCCAGAACTACAAACAGTATCAAACCTACAGCAGCTAACTGTGATTAATCAAACAGATAGTCATGCTTATGGGACTTTGATTGATGGGTATGGTAAAGAATATGAATACGTTTGGGATAAAAAGATAAAGCGCATCGAAACTCTAGCTGGAGAAAGAGTTGATAGCTTGATCTGGGAGCTGTGCAGCACTGTACTAACAAAGTACTGGGTGCGGCCAGAACCAAAAGCAACAGAAATACCAGTTGAATTAAAAATTGCAGAAGCATTAAAAGTAGCACTAGCACCAATCGTTGGCTCTATCAAATCTTTAGAAAATAGAATCAACAGCAAGCCAGCACCCGCTCCACAGCAGTCAGCTCCAAGGCCGCAGTCGGTTCAGTCAGTTCCTTCAAGCGACGTACCGGCTATAAGTGTTGCTGATGATGATATCAGTGCCAATGCAATGAGATACTTACAACAATCAAGCGTACCAGATCTTGGCATAGATTATATGAGCCTATAGGAGATAAAATGCAATCAGCAGAAGGCAAAGGACCAAAGCAGGTAAAGAAGCCATACGTGCTTGGCAACTTCCAGACCATATACGCTTATGATGGCGTTCCAGGTGGTGCTGCTGCATTTACTGGCAGTAATTACACAGCTGTTCAAGGTGCTGTCACTATTAGCGGCCAAACCTGGAATGGTGGTCAGGTTGGTAGCGTTGTCCCCGGTCTTAATATCAATGTTAATGGTAATGGTAAGATTGATGTTGGGTTTGTCTGTGCACCAAGCCCAAGCTTGAGCGTGCAAGACATGGAAACCATGTTTGTTGACTTCTGGCTAAACCCAACATTCTCTGGCACTGTATATCTTGAGCTGCAAGGTAGCAACAACAGATTTCAGAACAATACTACCTATCCAGCATCCAACTGGATAACTATCCTCAGCGGAACAGCCACCAGCACAGGCGTAGGTCAATCTTTCACGCTTAATAACTCTGTAAGCATTGCAGAGTACCCAAAACTAGCATATCGTGTTATTGCTAGTGGTACCACTACAACCAGTGGCATTGTTGACTGGGCTATCCCAGGCTTGTTCGTTGACTACAACGCCATGGGCATTGGTACTAATGCAGCAGATGCTAACGGTAGCATCGGACAGATCAGCATCCAAGGGCCTCGTTATCTGACGATCTCGAGTGGACAGGTCACTAACACAGTTAATGGCAGCGTTCCTTACACAGCAACCAAGAATAATGTTGACTACTACGGCTAAAGGGTAATACTATGGAAAGATCACAAAACATCAGAACAGCTCGTACTCGTCATGTTGCTGCTAACTTTGATTTCAATGGCAATCCTATCGACCAGAACGACAGCGGTGGTGTTATCCGCTTTAGTAATAGTCTTGAGTTTTACTCATGTGGTCACCAAAAAGTTGGTAGCGGTATTAACTCTTGCAGCTGTGTAGCCTTCTAAGGAACAAATAATGTCCAATGACTGGAGCGCTTCAGCAGAGCTCAACCGTATGCGCACGGCTGGTATTACCGGCTCTAGTAACCCACTGCGCCATCGGCTTGAGACCCAGGAGATGCTACGGAATGTTCGTACCGGTTCTCTGACCGGTGACGTCTCTGGTATGCCACCAGAAGGCCGTCAGAGGCTCAATAACTTGAGTGGCAGTGACTTCCTTGGTGAAAACCGTATGTCACGCACCGTTGGACGTAAGACTGGTGCTGCTCACGGTAGCGATGCCCAGTGGGCTATGCCAAAACTACATGACCCATTCGAGTACTGGCGTGAGCGTACCTGGTGGTTCAACATGGAGGACCCAGATGAGCAGACGCGTAAGATTCGCGACTGGGCTCGTTTGCTTTATACAACTCACTACCTGGTCCCGGGTCTGATTGATATCTATACTCGTTTTCCACTTCTGGACATTGAGCTAGTTCATCATGACAAGCGAATCAGTGACTTCTATAACGAACTATTCTTTGATGGACTAAACTATCAAGAATTCTTGTTTGACCTGGGCCGTGAGCACTGGACCGTAGGCGAAGTATTTGCAATGGGCAGCTGGCACGATGGTATTGGCGCATGGGAAGATGATGAGATCATCAACCCCAACGATGTTATCGTTGCAAAGAACCGTGCGCTTCGAACCTACCAGTACCACATCAAGGTTCCTCAGGAGATCAAAAAACTTATTGAGACTCGTGATCCATCACAGGAATACCAGATGCTCATGCAGATGTACCCTGATGTTGTAGCCTGGGCACGTCAAGACAAGGAGATCCCTGTTAGTGATGTGATCATGAAGCAGATCAAGTTTAAGACTAACCCTTGGAGCGAGCATGGCACTCCTATTCTTCTTCGTGCTTTTCGTATGCTTATGCTGGAGGAGAGCCTCAACGCTGCTCAGGATGCTATTGCTGACAGACTTTATTCTCCTCTTATTCTTGCAACACTTGGTCTTCCTGATGTCGATCAAGACGGGCCATGGATTCCTGATGCTACTGAGCTACAAGCCCTGAGAGACGACCTTAGTATGGCAATCAACTCGGACTTCCGATTGATGACCTACCACCATGGCCTACAGATCCAGAATGCTTTTGGGCGAGAGAGTATGCCTCGCTTGGACCAGGACTTTATGCGAGTAGAGAGCAAGGTCATGCAGGTATTCGGTATTGGTTCTGACCTACTGCAGGGTGGTAACGGTGGAACTTATGCTAGTGGTGCTCTTAACCGTGAGCTCATCACTCAAATGCTCTCTACCTACCAGCACAAGATCAATGACTTTATCCGTAGTCGTATGGAGCCTGTAGCTGAACGACAGGGTCACTATGAGATGCGCACCGTAAATGGTCGTACCATGCCAATCATGGAAACAGTGCTCATGGTTGATGAAGAAACCGGTGCTGAGTACATTGAAGAACGCCCAAAGCTAGCAATCCCAGAAGTACGCTTCCGCAGCATGAACCTACGCGATGAAAGCATTGAGCGTGGCTTCTTGCAGAACCTTATGGGAGCAGGATTCCCAATCAGCCTGGGGACACTTGCAGTCAACATTCCTATTGACTTTGATGATGAGCTTGAAACTCGTCGTGAAGAAAAGGTCAAGACAGTTGTAGCTGAACAGCAGTTCAAGCGCGAACTATTTCAACAGCTATTAGTGCAACAGCTACCAATTCCAGCAGAATACATTCAGGAATATCAGGCATACCTGTCCATCCTAGAGAACCCAGGACTTGCTGCACAGCTAGCCCCTGGAGCAATTGCTGGCCTTGTAACACCACCAGCTGCTCCTAACATGACAGGCGTACCAGCGCAGAACAGCGATGCTGCCCTGGGTGCTCAGATATTCCCAATGATAAACCAGCAAGCACAGCAGCAGCAACAGACTCAGCGTGGAACAGAGCGTCAGCGTCCTAGCGAATCATACGACCAGAAAAAGACGCAACCCAAGCCCAGCAAGCAGGGACCAAAGAATGGCCCACAAAAGAAAACAGCTGGTAATGAAGATGAAATCCTAAGCACGAGCTTTGGCGATGGAAGTGTTATTCCTGAACGTGTTGAGTATGGTGGCCGTATGAAGTTTGCTACACCTTCAGAAAGTCGTAAACGCAAGAAGATGAAGCTGGCTCATGGCATCAAGGTAACACTTGATGATAGTTATGAAAAGTTTGATGAAGATGAGTTTAAAAAGCACCTTGCGGCACTTATAGAAGCTAGCGATGATGCAATGATTCCTACTCCAACGAACATGGATGAGCACAGCAGTGGTGAGGGTGGTATGGATCAACCAGCACGTAAAACACATATCGATCCCACTAAAGAGGAAAACCTATGAGCAGATTGTTTGATGATCGTTCACCCAGCATCCTTCCCAAGGTATCTTTCAACAAGACAAGCTTCTTGGATATTGTTAGCCCCCTTGTCAAGATAGATATTATCAAAGAAGGTGAAGGCGTAAAGGCACGCAATGCCCACAAGCTCAACCTTGAGAACAGTATCTATGAGAAGATAGACGAAGAGTTCTAATATGTTGGCCAGCTTCTTTGATACCAGTAACAGTTGGTTTGGATATATTGCCAACTTCTTTTTTGCCGCAACCTTCTTCTCAGTGTTGGGCAGGTTAGTATATAAACTAATCACCAAACACTATGATAACAAGGTTGATGAGATCATTGAGGCTCAGGGAGAGCGCTTCACCGAGATACTGGCACAGTACAAGCCCAACGGTGGAAGCAGTGTCAAGGACCAGATGAACCGGATAGAACGATCAGTGGATGATCTAAAGCATGGCCAGGACATACTCAACATGCGTATTGATACTATCAAAGAAGATTTTGCAGAGCACAAGGGTTATCACAAGGGTTTAATAGACGGAGAAGACTGATGCGCGTTGTAAAACGTGTTGGTCACTGGGACTTTCATCCCAACGTACGTAGTGGTGACCAAAGAACGTTCGGAGAAAAAAGTGCTGATGTTATGCGCCGTAGCATGGGCAGCTGGCCTTTTGTTGCTGCTTTCTGTTTTTTTATGGCGGTATGGATGGTATATAACGGAGCGAATCAACATCATTTTGATCCTTATCCTTATATCCTTCTTAACCTATGTCTATCTACACTGGCTGGCCTGCAGGGGGCAATCCTGCTTATTGCAGCCAAGCGTGCTGACAGGATAGCCGCTGAGCTAGCAGAGTACCATCTGTATGTCAGTGAAGAGCACAAGATTATTCTTGAGGACCTAACTCAGATTCTAAAAAATCAAAACAATCAGAAGATTTAACACAAAATAAACATTAAAACAATGTAAAATGCTTCTTTGAATAAACTAGGCGTTGAATATGATAAAGTATAGCGCACCAACTGTTGGACTTATGGGACGTAGCAGCCTGATGTCTCTGTCTGCACGCACTCAAAGCATTGACCTTGCTCAGGTCAAGCTAGAAGACTTCCCAAACTTTAAACCTGAAAAAGGTTACGTTTACGCTGCTAGCCGTGCTATCAGTAGCCGTGTTAATGCAAACTATGATGGCTGGCCTGTAGATCAGATCAAGAAGGGTTATAAGACCTTTATTGGTCGCCCTATCTATGTTGAGCACAACAACAGTGACCCAGATCGTGCTCGTGGAGTGATCCTGGATGCCATGTACAAAGAAGCCAAGCTGGACAGTGGCGTTATCGATGCCAGTGTTTACTGCTTGATGGAAGTTGACGCTCAGTCATTCCCCAAGCTAGCTAGCGCAATCATGGATGGCAAGCTAAAGGCTGTAAGCATGGGAGCTGACGTAGAAGGCACTCAGTGCAGTGCATGCGGTAAGTATGCTAGCAAGCCCAGTGAGTACTGTGTTCACATCCCACGCATGAAGGGCCGTACAGTTACCGTCTATAAAGAGGGTAGCCGCAGTGAGAGCCTGGTATTCGAAAGCTGCATCAAGCCAAACTTCTTCGAACTTAGTTTTGTATTTGATCCAGCAGATGAGAGCGCTTGGCTTACAGACAAGAGGCGCTACTAATGCCAATCCTCAAGGTAAGTGAAGCCCTGGATCCAAAGCAGGGTTACAGCGGAATGCGCTTGCCCGTTGTCAGCCAGCCTATTGACAACTGCCCACAATGTGGATCCGGTGGCTACCGTGATGGAATCTGTGCTAATGCTGCCTGCAACTACCTTGATCCCAGGCTAGAGCAAGCCTACCAGGAATACGCTATGGCAACAATGGTTCAAAATGCTGCAATTGCTGATGCTGCCAATGATGCAATGGGTGGCGCTCCTGATCAAAAGAAGAAGACCAAGAAAAAAGCTTTTGTTGATGGTCAGACACCTGTTGCTATAATTGATCAATTTTCTCCAAATTCAGAAAAAGTTGAAAAAGAGAAATGTAAAGTATGTGGTAACACGAGTATAGTAGATGGTACTTGTACCACACAGGCATGCTATGGCACTTTGCCACCAAAAGCTTTTAGAACTCCAGCAGCACCAGCAACGGGAATTGATCTTAAACGATTTAAACTTGATGGCCTTGCTAGTGTGCCATTTAACATACCACAAACTTTTGAAGTATATAATAGCAAGTCTAAGAATAGCAATCCTAATAAAAACAAACCTACAAAAAAAGTTCAAGCAACGATACAAAGACTTGCTTTAGCGGAAAAGCCACAACAACCACAGATGCAAGCAAGCCCTGGAATGTTTTTAGATAGTCAAATGATTCTACCAAAACAACCAGTAGTTCGAATGCAACAAGCATTACAGCTCGATGCAACCATGAAAACAGAAGGTGCAATGGGCGATGCTACTGATCAAGATAACACCGACAAGAAAACTAGCGAGGAGCTACAATGAGTCGTTTCGATAATGAGCTGATCAAGGAAGCAGACAATGCTTTCCAGATGAACGGCCTATCAGGTACCAGTGCAACCCCTGCTCGCCAGTTGCCACACCTGCAAAATATTCAACCATATGCCGATGCAATGGTACCCGCAGAAGTTCCTGTTATCAACCAGGTTGGTAATCTTTCTAACCCGATGAAGCGCCAGCTTCAGGTTGCTGACCTTGAAGCTGCTGACCCAAGCGGTGGACAGCCTGGAGAAATTGTTGGCATGCCAGGCATGAGTCAGGTTTATGCTCTCGGTGGCCCAGACCCAGAAAATGGTCCAGGCACACTAGCTCCTAGCACTGGATTTGGTGGCAATATTGAGGGCCTACCAGAGGGTAGTCTTGGTGCTCCTAAGCTAACACGAGCTGCAAGCATTGACCCCATCGATGAGAGCTTGTACCAGGTTTACAAGGCCAGTCGTGATATCCGTACCGCTATCAAGGAAGAAGTCGACTTCGACTTTTCCAACATTATCACTGCTAGCAACGAAGCCTCAACGGTTAGCAAGTTTGCTAACACCGATAGTGATGTCAATGAGGTTGTTGGTACTGTCGCTTCTATTGTTCTTGACATCGAGAACGACCTGGTCAACACCGGTGACTACAAGCAGGCCAGTGCTGACCTTGAGCAGCTTGAAGGCTTGCTAGATGAGATTAACAAGTTTGCTGCCAAGAAGAACTGCAAGGACTGCAAGGGCAAGGGCTGCAAGAGCTGCAAGAAGGAAGAGAAGGACGAGAAGGACGAAGACAAGGATGACGAAGACAGCGATGGCAAGCCACCCTGGTTGAACAAGAAAAAGAAGGGCAAGGGCAAGAAGGAAGCCACGAATGGTAACCAGGAAACTGGTGTAACTGTTGACGTTCGCGACCTTGATGACCAGGCTGGTGTCTGGGACCGCGCTCGGGCAATGATGCCTGACTTCACAACTAACGTACTTGAAGGCGAAGAGCTTAACGCTGAAGACGCTGGTTATGTTCCCTATTACAACGATGGCAGCGGTACGGGGATCGTCCCCGGCCAAGAGCCACACAAGCAGGAGGTTTTCCCCATGGACGCCACTAACCCGGCATTCGTTCCCTATCAGAATGCTCTCGGTGCTGTTCAAGCTAGCCGTGAGAAGATCTTTGAGAGCCTGGCTCTCGTTGAGCGCCTGGAGAAGCTAGGCATGGTCCAAGAAGATGACCGTGCCAAGCACCTGGCAAAGTTCGAGCAGATGGACAGTGCAAAGCTAGCAGGTTTTGTAGCTAGCCTGGACCTGTTTGAAGAGTCTGGGGCACGTCAACCCCGGAGCCAAAAATTGGCAAGTGGCAACAGCCGCCTGCCAGAGATGGGTCGGTTGACAACGGCCTCAACAGTTACTCGTCAGGACATTGCTTCTGACGACTGGCTGATGACACTTTAACCAAACCCCCTACAAGGAGAAAGAAAGATGCTGCAACTCAATAGCGTAGCAAACGTTGGGGTACACCGTACGTGCACCCCATTGTACGAAAAGTATGAGGCTACTCCATACAACACGTTCCTGGACCCCAGTGACACGACCAACATCTACTCGGGCATGGTTATGTACCGCAGTGGACCTGACACAGTTGCCAATGCTGGTAGCGTTGCTACGGTAAATGGTGCAAAGCCTTTTGGCCTTAGCGCACTTGACCGCAACCCCAACATTGACGATGTAACCCAGGTTGGTATCAACAGCTGGGCAGTATGGCTGGGTGGCAGCAATGCCTTCTTCACCATCACGGCTCCTGCATTTGACACCACTCAGGCGTACACGGTCAGCACAAGCGGCACCCGTAACTACCTTTACACCACTAGTGGTACTGGTCAGCTAACCTCGAAATCTGACACCAGCGCCTCTACAGGTACGATCTGTGCCGTTCCAGTCGCTGAGCTGATCGACGTCATCAGCCCAACACAAATTGTTGTCCGTCTAGCCAATGGCCTGGCTACCGCCAACTAATTAGAAAGGTAAATTAATCATGAGTATTTCACCTAATGGCGCTGTAGCGGACCACCTGGCTCCTCGCACAGCTCGTAAGTCGGACGACTATGTCGCCGGAATCGTAGAGGCTCAAGAGCGTCTCGCTTCTGCAACCGGTCGTAAGACTGCAACACGTGAAGAGAAGCAACGTCGTCTTGCTGGTATCCTTGCTGACAAGGACAACTACATGGTCCGTTTGGGCCAGGGTATGATTGGTCCTATCCAATTGAAGCTTCGTTACCAGGGTATGACCCGTAACGTTCTTTTGGAAGACCCACTAACCCCGGGTGTCCCTGTCATGTACGACGTCTTGGACGAGTACGGTCAGGCCTACATCCTGTCGGGTAACGAAGGTGAAGTCCGTGTGACTCCTTTCGAAGGTAAGAAGGTTCCGGTCCGCCTGTTCCGTATTGCCACCTTCCCACAGATCAAGAAGGAAGACCTTTGGTACCTGCGAGTTAACATCGTAGAATATGCTCAGGACATGAGCAAGCAAGCCATCATGATGCAGGAAGACGCTCGTCTTATCACTGTTCTTGAAGCTGCTATCAACAACTACGCTGTTGACCCTAACCACACGGTTAGCCCTAACCACGTTGTCAACGAGTTGTCGGGTTACATCACCCCTGACTCGATGTACGACCTTGTTGCCCTCATCGAAGTTCACCAGTTGGAAGCCAGCCGTTTGCTGTTCAACCCAATTGACTACCGTGACCTTTACAAGTGGGACATCAACCAGACCGGTTGGGCCTTCAAGGACCGCGTTGTCGCTGGTGAGCGCATCGTTCAGTTCGGTGGATTCCAAGTCCAACGTTCGATCGAAGTTCCTCAGGGCACTGTTTACATGACCCCAAGCCCCGAATTCCTCGGTGTATTCCCAGTCATGTACTCCCTCGACGTCGAAGAGAACCACACCCCTGAGAAGTTCCACAAGGGTTGGGTCATGGACGAACTCGTTTCAGAGATTGTTCTTAACCCACGTGGCCTCGGCAAGATCGTCAAGGCTTAGTATTAACCTAGATAGGATCTGGGCTACCGCCTGCCGGTATGGGGCCCAGATCATTTCTAAATTATAAAGCACATCTAGAATTCCTAGATCTGTTAGGGCAAATAGCCCCTTGAAACAAGGAGAATAAAATGGCAAGAACAGTATCAAAATCAAGCGATGTCAGCAGCGAGAGCACAGCAGTACCAGTAGTTGATCTGGGTGGTCACTATGAAGAACACCATGCAGACCCCGCAGACCTTAGTGCTGCAAGGACATCATCAGCTGTTAACTTTCAGGGCCTCAAGAGTATCCAGACAAATGACTGGATCGAAAACATGATGACAAGCAGTACAGTTTTTACCAGTGCAAAAGGCAGCTTCAAGCTTACAGCAGCTGGTTATCACGGCAGTGTTCAACCTATTTCAGATGATATCCGTCAGGACCCATATCTTCTGCGTGCCGTACAACGTGGCAAGATCGCTTTTCTCAGTGAAGACGATGCCATGGACAAGATCTCTACTCTTGTGGATGAGAGCGATGCAAACGAAAGCCATGCAGACCGACTCCGTGAGAGCCTGAATGCTGGTGCTAGCGATAACAACGGAATGTACAAGATTGATCTGCCAGACGAGGCTGAGCCCAAGGGCCCAAGCCAGAGCTGGGAGCAAGTTTGGAACAATAGCACTAGTAACTCAAAGCCTAAACCGACCAAGTAGATAGTAGGGCTGTTGCTCTACTTATATCAAGGAGCACAAATGAGCGACAAGACATCACAAGCAGCAGCCCCCGTAGAGGATGAAGTTGTAACTAGCCAGCCAGCAGTCAAGGCAGTTCTGCCTCCAAATACCACGCTTAGTGGCCTTTCACCAACCAGCTCAGCACTTTACAACGTCTGGCTTCCTCAGACTTTTGCAGGTGCTGTTGTTAGTGGTTACGCTACCCCAACTTTGAGTGGTAACGGTTGGGCCGGTAGTAATAACAATGGTTTTGTATTCCAGAATGACCAGTACAACACCACTACTCGCGGCTTCTAACTTATAGAGTCCTTACTAATACGGAAAATATCTTAAAAGAATAGGTGAAATACAATGGCAATTCCAACTCCTAACGTACCACAGGAGCAGGGTAACAAGGCGCTACTACGTGCTCAGACGCGTGCTGGTGTTACTCCTGCCAACCCCGACCCACCAATTGATGAAGCCTTTCTGGTAAATGCCTTTGCTCAGGCTAGTGGTATTCTTCGACTAACGGGTGTTCTTAGTGGTAGTACATTTACAATCAGTGGTACTGGCACTGGCGTTAAAACCGCTACGATTACTGGTAGCACCGGTAAGGTTAGTGACCTGGTAACAGCTCTCGGTGCTGGGCCACTCAGCTCAAGTACATTCTTTGTCAATGCTGGCCCTGCTCAGCTTCTCAAGGGTAACACTGGTGCAGCTAACGGTGGTGCTGTAGTAGATATCATTGTCCCTAGCGGTATCGTGCTATCAGTTGTAAGTGGTAGCGGTACGGCTCCTACGCTTACAGCTGTAACAATCACTGGTGCTCTTGGCACTACTTATCCTAACTATGTTGGCACGCCTAATGCAACACCCAATTGGATCGATGACGTAACAGTTCACACCTACGTTGTTGGTTTTGGTGGAATGATTTCCAACTCTACCATCCTAACAGGTGGCACAACGGTTACTACAACTGGTACAATTACTGGACAGCAACAGGTTCGTCAGATTATTACCCAGGCCAGTGAGACCCAGGAATATGATGGATACTTTGCTACCTACAGTGGTAACCTGTTTCAGACAACACAGAAAAGAACCTACCGTCAGCAGAACTAATGAATGACATAGTTGCGAACGTAAGCGTCGTATCAATTGAAATAATAAGAAGTGACGGTACTCGGGAAATCCTGGGTGCCGTTACTTTATCAAAGGAAGATGATGATAACAACAGCCTTGACCAGCCAGGTGAGAAATAATCTGGCTGCAGTTATAGTTGGAAGTGGATACACAGCAGCTCAACCACGTTACATGCAGTGGGGAACTGGCATATCACCAGCACTAGGAACAGACGTAACAATTAGTAGCCCCGCTGGTAACCGCGTTGCAGTATCCGGAACGTTTGCAAGCACTCTAACAACTAACGATACACTGGTGCTAACTGCTGCTCTTACAAGCAATGGGCCACAGGTTATAACTAACATTGGTCTGTTTAATGGCCAAGCCAGTTCTGCGGATACAATGCTGGCGTCTCAGCTGAACCCTGGCGCTACAACTCTGGTGGTAACAGACGCTAGTAGCTTTCCTAGTTCATATCCATTCTTTGTACAAGCATTTAGCGAAGTTATCACTGTTGTAACAGGTACTGGTAACACCTGGACCGTACAGCGTGCCAGCAATGATAGCCCAGTGAGCACCAATGTAATACCCGCTGGAACTCGCGTAGTAGGTGGGAACAATACTGCTAATGGCAAATTGTTTCTTAAGTCGAGTTTTACAGATGGGGTAGTGCTTAACCCTGGTGATACCATGGTTATCAGTGCCAGTATTGAGTTTATTTAAGGTGGAAGATGCAGGTACAACTAGGAAACCAGTACCCAAAATTCGCCGCTATCCCTAACGACTCTGCAGCAACAGTAACTTACATAACAGTCCCTGATAGCTATACAGTTACAGCTGAAGATGCTCGCGACATCGCCCTAGAGTTTGCTAGGAACCCTGATATTACTCAGCTACCTGGGCATGAAGCGTTTATCGCTATTATCCATGGTAGCGGTGCTTGGGATACTCATGGATATGGTACTCCTACCTGGGTATGGAGCGACAATGCTATCTTGCAAAAGCAGTTGCAGGATTTCTATGGTGTAGGTGGTCGTCCACTTGATTACGAACAGACTCACTACACACTAGACAGTGGTCCAGTCTTTGAGGGGCAACAATGATTGTTAATCAAGGTCGTTTGATGTGGGCACGTGGGCTATTCGGTGCTGGCAGCTGGAGTACAACTGTATCTGGTGGCACTCCAATTTCATGGGCTGGTGCTGGTAGCACTACAACATCTAATAGCTATACTATTAATAATATTGTTGTTACCAGTGGAGCTCTACAGGGTTATACACTGATGGTAGTAACATCTGGAACCGGTGCAGTTGTTTATGCAAATGTTGTTAACAATCCAACTGCTATTGGTACTTCTTGTCTACTAGCGATTGACCAGTGGTACACGCCTGGCACAGATGGTAGTACTCCCGGCAGCACACCTGGAGCAACTAGCAACTATATGTTGTTCACCGGCACAACTCCAAGCTGGTACATGGCACTGGGTAGTGGCAACATGAATGCTGTGACTAACAGCACTACCAACTTACCCGGTGAGATCACAACCAGTGGATTGAAGCGCAGGCCTAGTGTGGTTGCAATCAGTGCTGCTCCAACCACTACAGCGACCAGTGGTAGCACTGTTGTAACGCTTACAAGCGTGTTCACAGTCGGTGCATCCGATACTATACCAGCGACTATCAATGGTGTTGGCATCTTCAATACTCGTGGCACAGCATCCGGCACCGGTTATACCGGGCTTATGTTTGCTACACCTTTTAGTACTAGTGCTAACCTGAGCTCGATTGGTGACCAGATAACAGTAACCGAGCAGATTACTGGACCATAGGTATGGCTCTGATAATCCCTGAATCACAGAATAATCCCACCTGGCCAGCTCAGGCTGTACTGGATAACACTGACCTTAATTCTCTGTACCTGCTGGGTCAGGCTACAGGTGTTATCAGCGGCTTCCAGCTATCCGGCAACCTGACCAACCCCAGTAGTACGGTTATCAGTGGCAATATAACATCAGGAACATATTCCATCAGTGGAACATACACCAATGTATCAGCAGCAGGCTTTCAAACAGTTGCTGCTAGCACCGGAGACCGACGCGATATTGTAGTTGCCAGTGGCACAACAGTATCAGTAGTCCAGGGTACAGCCATTACTCTGGCTGGATGGAATAACGGTAGCGTCACTGATCCTCCTGTCAAGCCAGCTGTGCCATCAGGGGCAATGCTGATCGGTGAGATCTATGTGCCCGGCGCCGCTGCTTTCACTGCTACTAATAATACCTGGTATACAGACAAGACAGCTATCTTTGTGCCAATACCTGGTCCACAAGGAACTCAGGGTGTACAAGGATATCAGGGTTCCCAAGGCAGTCAGGGGTTTCAAGGCACCCAAGGCACGCAAGGATTCCAAGGCAATCAAGGCAACCAGGGCAACCAGGGAATGCAGGGCAGCCAAGGCTTCCAAGGTACACAAGGCAGCCAAGGCTCCCAAGGGTTCCAATCAGGTGTGCAGGGATATCAGGGGTATCAGGGATACCAAGGCTATCAAGGATATCAAGGAGTACTGGGTGCTCAAGGTACTCAAGGAGTAGTATCGGGTACTGTTTCTCCTACTGACACTAGTATACTATGGCTAGATACTACCGCTAGCGGCTATGGAACACAAGGACCACAGGGCTATCAAGGCAGTCAAGGCTACCAGGGCTATCAAGGCTATCAAGGATTAACAGGAATTAGTGGTGCTCAGGGTAGTCAGGGCTACCAAGGTTTCCAAGGCAGTCAAGGATTCCAAGGCAGTCAAGGCTACCAGGGCTTTCAAGGTTACCAGGGGGCCGTACAGATAGCTGGAACTGTAGCTACTTCTTCATCTGGTACTTGGACAGCCTCATCTGCTGACAATGGAAAGATGATAAACTTTTCTAGTGGAGCAACAGTTACTTTACCAGCAACTCCACCAGCAGCTCCTTGGCTCTCCACCTATACAAGCAGTGGTACACTAGTATTATCTGCTACTTCACCAGCCAGGTTAAACGGTGTAACCAGTACTAACTACTATATTCCAACACAGTTACCGGCAATTGTTTGGACTGATGGTGCTAGTAATTACTACGTAGAAGTACCAATCGCAGCAGGAAACTTTACAGCTGCTGGATATCTCACAACTACCCAAATTATAACAACATCTACAGCCACACTTTCACTAGGCTATAAAGCAATATATACTGGGAGTTCTACTTCAGCACTAACAATGAACTCTTCTACAGCCAATAATATTGGTGTTGCACATTCTATCACTAATGCTTCGGCATATAATATAACCATTGCACCACCAACTGGTGCAACTCTTTATGTTGGAACAACTGCTATCAGTAGTTCATCATCGTACACACTTGCTCCGGGTACTTCGATGTCTTATACTGCTATTAGCAACAACAACATTTATGCTACAATGATTAGTCCTCAAATAATGACTGGTGATGTAACTGTTGGGCCTACCGGAGCAGCAACTGTAGTAAGTGCAAGTGGCAACTTTACAGTGGCCAGTGGTCTAACAGTCAGTGGCTCAACTACTGTAAGTGGTGTTACTAATAGAGGCAATGAGACCATTAGTGGTACACTAACTGTAGCTGGAACTACAACTGTTAGTGGTGTAATCAATCAGGGCAATGAAACCATTAGTGGTACATCTACCCAAGGTAATACTACAGTAACTGGAACGCTCACAGTTAGTGGAGCCACAACAGTTAGCGGTCTTACTAACCAGGGTAACCTTACGGTCACGGGTACTAGTACACTGATAGGTAATACTACTTTTAGTGGTACAGTGAGCGTCAGTGGTAATGCTGTGCTGACTAGTGGTTACACTGCCAGTGGAGATCTAACGGGAACTTACCCTAATCCGACTCTTACCACAGCTGGTACTGCAGGTACATATGGTTCTTCTACATACGTTCCCATCATAACTACGGATACAAAGGGTCGAGTAACAGCAGTTACATCCGGTGCAGCCACAGACACTACCAAGCTTCCACTGGCCGGTGGGACCATGGCCGGAGCTATTGCCATGGGATCCAACAAGATCACTGGCCTTGCTAATGGTACAGCTAGTACAGATGCTGCAGCATTTGGTCAGCTACCAGTTACTAATAGCGTTTTTTCTGGCACTGTTGCTACTAATGTTACTGTAACTGGCAATAGCATCTCGCCACCCGCAAACATAGTAAATAACATATCAGTGACTGGGTTTAATACATACCTAGTTACTTGGAACTTTAGTATTACTACTGCTCCTACAAGTGCTAGTTTGATTACACATACACTGTGCAGTACAAGCGCAGGTGGTGGCCCATACTACCCGCCTTACCCATATCTAACTGTTACCGTCCCAAGCGGCCAGACTTACGGATTCTCTGGAAACTGGATTGTTTCTCCTGGCACCACTGGGAACGTAACGCTATATTTAGATGTTCTAAAAAATACTAATGGCAATATTGTAATTAATAATATACAGATGAACGCAGTCGGTTTGAACTAATGACACAACTCAAATACTTCCAACCAACAACCGGTAGCCCCACTACTCCACTAACAGTTAGTGGTACTACTATAACTTTTCCTGGTACAGTTGCTGTAGTCCAGGGCATGTCAGTTATTAACTATAATTCTAATGTTAACACTACGGTTGCTAGTGTAGTAAATCCCAATTCATTCATAGTCGCAAATGCTGCAGGTATAACCACTAGCACACCTCTAACCATAGGTACTTGGGTAAGTGCCGTGGTAGGAGCCCAAGGCCCTCAAGGCACTGCAGCCGGTGCTCAAGGGAACCAAGGCCCACAAGGTGGTCTATCCGTAATCAGTACAGCTACCCTACCGCCAGGATCCCAAGCCTACGTAAACAATTCTGGTAGCCCGGGTAATGCACTGCTTTACTTTGGTATCCCATCTGGCTATCAGGGCAGTCAGGGTTACCAGGGTTCACAAGGTTATCAATCAAGTGTTCAAGGGTCACAAGGCTACCAGGGAAACCAAGGTTTCCAAGGTTTTCAAGGTTACCAAGGCGTTATTGGTTCCCAGGGCTACCAGGGCAACCAGGGGTATCAAGGCTACCAAGGTTACCAAGGAACTCAGGGATTCCAAGGATACCAGGGCTACCAAGGAACTCAGGGCTACCAGGGTTTTCAGGGCTCACAGGGTAGGCAAGGTACCCAAGGTAATCAGGGAGTTGTCTACTCTTCAACTTCATCTGGGGTCCCCACCTCATCTATTTGGGTTAACACCAGTGCTACCACTCAAAGCTTTATAGGCCCACAGGGGTCGCAAGGAAATCAGGGTAATCAGGGATATCAATCTGGTGTTCAAGGCTACCAGGGTGTACAGGGATCAGCTGGTATTAGTAACTTAGGCTTTAGTGGCACTCTTCCTGTTCCGACTAATGTTACAGTAACTGGTGGTACTTCTGGTGGGTTTGGAATACCCAATATAGTTAATAGTATAGCAGTAAGTGGGTTTAGTAACTACCTAGTTACTTGGAACTTTAATATCACTACTGCTCCTACAACTACTAGTATTATTACTCACACAATGACCACTAGCAGTACAGGTGGGGGTCCATTCTTCCCGCCTAATCCATTCTTGACTACCGTAGTCCCCAGTGGTCAAACATATGCATTTTCGGGCAGCTGGATTGTCAACCCTGGTACTACCTCTAATGTCACGATCTATCTAGATATACTCAAAAATACTACGGGTAATATGGTGATTAACAATATACAAATAAGTGCAGTGGGTATCAACTAGTGATAAAACTTAAAAAATGTCAAAATAGTATATGGAGCAACCAATGCCAATAGCAAATGTTTGGGACGCTACAGCAAGTGGTGGTGCAGGTGCATGGGTACCTGCAATCATAGGAGTACAAGGCTATCAGGGTGCTCAAGGACCACAAGGATACCAAGGCCCTCAAGGTTACCAGGGCATTAGTGGAACACCTGGAACAATATCACCGCTTACTACTAAGGGTGATGTATACACATTCTCTACGACTCAAGCACGACTGCCTGTAGGGAATGAGGGTGAATCAATAGTTGCAATGCCGTCTTCTAGTACTGGTATTGGTTATTTTCCCGGTCAAGTTAATATACAAAAACTTACTATCGGTGGGCACTCATATACTGACAATTTTTCAGGTTACAAAGACTCCACTACATCAACCAATGGTGGTTACTACAACACTGATCAGTCCACATATAGCCATATTGTAAGTGCACTAGGTTTTGATTCTGGTAATGTCAACTATCTTGGAGTTGCTGGCACTGTACTACAGTATGACCTTAGTTTTAATTCAGTTAGCAACGGTATTGGCGGGTGGGTCAGTATACTTAGAGCGCTTACTCCGAGTAGAGCGCGCGCTCCATACACTAACGATAATGGTCTATGTATTGGTATGTGGGGCATCAATGATATGATGGGTAGCGGGTCTATCTCTAGCATTACAACTAATGGTGCATACTGGACTGTTACTCTTACCAAAGCTCTATCACTACAAGCTGGGCAAAGAGTTATACTTAGCTCTCCCAACAATCTAATAGGAAACTATGATGGTTCCTACACTATTGACACCATACTCTCTACTTCTAGTTTTACTATATTAAATACTAGTCAACCTGGACTTGTAGTAAATACTAATGCTTTAAGTTCTGCATGGGCAGGCACTGTTTGGTTGCCACCCTTTATTGACGCTCTACGCACTACAATCTCTCGTTTTAGAGCTTCTACAGTATCAAAGACAACAACTGGTGATGGAATAACCGTAAGTGGAAACACTCAAATTCAAATAAATACGGGAACTAGTTATAAGTCATTTACCAACGGAAACATCTTTTCTATTACGCTCCCCAGTGACTACGATGGGGGGCCCGTAGCGCTCAACTTCATTGGTGGTGGAACGAATGTTGGTGGTACGGTAACAATACAAGACAGTCTTAATAACTCGTTTACAATCAACGGAGTAGCCACCAACCAATTCACAGCTAGCGGGTACGGGTTAAATTATAGTGGTAATACTCCACGAGTAGGGCAAGTTGCTAGAATTACTGGACTAACTAGCACTAATATTTATACTGGGCCGCACACACTCACTTGTACAGTTAGTACAAGTAATCAAATGGACTTTGATTCTTGGCAAATAGAGAGTTCATTCCCAAACCCTGTAATCATAGCCAATATTGCCAGTATATCATCTAGTGATTATGCCAGTATACAAGCATGGAATACTGCAATCAGTGGTGTAGTCAGCGAGTTTCCACAGCCAATAATCGTAGCCAACATACAAGATCTACTTTACGGTTATGGATTCGCTAGATCCAATGATGGTATACACCCCAGTGAACTAGGTGGTATCTATATAGCCGAAGAGATACGTAAATCATACACTCGTATGAGTGTACCATTAAGAAGCTTCATATCTTCATCTTCTAGTAATATAAAGTCTGGTCTATCTACATACCCAATGGCCAACTTTAGAATGACTAGAAACCATGGTAGCACTACAACTAAATCCCTGGTGCTAGGCCAAACCGGTGTAACTCCCTTGGGTACTTGGAGCACCACATCAAATGTAAGTAGTTTTAGCCCACAGTATTTAGCACCAAGAGGACTGACTACATATCTTATACCAGTAAAAATTGTAGAACCTTGCACTATAACAAAGTTTACTTGTGTAAGCAATGCAGCAGCTACGGCGGGTTCTACAGGATTTGGACTATACTATGACTGGCTTGGACTACCTGGAAACCTAATATACGATGCTGGTACTACCTCTAATAATACCACTCTTAATAAGAGTGTTACTTGTCCAGACCCAATTGAAATCTCTACCCCTGGAGTCTATTGGATGGCAATGTACCTTATAGGCTCTTCAACTACTTCAACAAACCTACGAGTAGCTGCGCTTACTGGGATTGACCCTCTTGTACCTAATTTTGATCCTGGTACTACTACTGGTCCTGCAGCAAACGGTTGCTGCATCTATGTTGACTCTCAAGCAAGTGGACTTCCCACTTATGCAGTGACTCCATCAGGCCAATTATTTAACACTAGTTTTAATGTGCTAGACTGGTCTCCCCAAGTTTATATGACTCTAACTGGTAATTACTAATGGTCATGCTGGTAGAAAATTATGAGCACTAGCAGAAGAACCAATGACTACCTGACCGGTGGCAGGCCAGTCACACCACAGATAGGGCTTACACCACTGGGCTCATTCAAGCTGGGTGGCCAACGATTTAACATTCCTGTTCCTGACTCTGCTAGCTTTATAAAAGTACAGCACCTACAGACTTTTACAAGCGATGAGCTCATCCTGGTAGATAGCGTAAGGACAAAATCAAAGCTTATTGTCAAGCTTAACGAGCTGTTCAAGCTGACCGATTTTGCTAGTAAGACCTTGATCTTCTCATTCAAGATCAAGACTACCAACCCTACAAAGAATATAAGCATCCTGGCAGTTCCTGTTGGTGGTTATACAGTGCAGAATAATGTTGACACGGTTGGTAATATTACCAATGAGTATGACTTGCCATCCGGTGACTTCTCAGTAGAACTAATCACTGAGATGCTCAACCGTACCAACACAGAACAAACCGTACCAGAAGATTACGCTGAACCAAATTACCCAGCCGGTGGCGATACTGTCCCGACCTGAATGTAAAACCTCGCTGAGTTCATACTAGATAGTACAGAAAGACAAGGACGATATCATGGCACGTTACCCCGGCGCTACCTGGAAGGGTGCACACCCTAACAATTTCAGCACGAGAAAGATCACACCCAAGTACATTGTGGTCCACGTTACTCAGGGCAACAACCAGGCCGGTGTAGACGGTTGGTTCAACAACCCCGCCGCTATTGTTTCCGCCCACTTTAGCATTGGCAAGGACGGAGCAGTTCACCAGTACGTAGACACTGATCAGACTGCCTATGCTGAAATGAACTGGAATGATCGGGCAATTAGTATCGAACACTGTGGCATGAGCGGTGATCACCTTACGGATGCTCAGAAGAAGACTCTGAAGCCACTGCTCGAATGGATTAGTGGTCACTACAAGATTCCTCTGGAGTGGCGTAATGACGGTTATGGTCCTGCCGGTGTAACCAGTCATGGCCTGTTGGGTACAGATGGTGGAAACCACCCAATGTGTCCTGGTCTTAATATTGTTTATGACGTCAAGCAGGTTATTGCTAGCCCTGCTACCCCACCAAAGCCAGTCGTCCAGCCTCCAGCAAAGGTACGGCCTACGATTGCTCAGGGTGACACTGGAATGAATGTCATCTTTCTGCAGCAAAGACTTC